CGGCCATCGCAGTGGATAACGCGTCGGAGCCCAGCGATCCCGTCGCTGCCGGTGCAAACGCCGATCAATGGACGTCGCCGTTTAGTGGCGCCCAAGTTTTGGCGGACGCTCTAGGTACGGCCAGCGCAGTGGATAACGCGTCGGAGCCCAGCGATCCCGTCGCTGCCGGTGCAAGCGCCGATCAATGGGATTCACCGTTGGGTGGCGCCACCGGCCTTACAGATATCGTGTCCACGGCTCTCGATGCCGGCTCAAGCGCCGGCCAGGAGGAACCGCCCCCAGCTCTCGACCCTGGCACGGTCGATATCTTCGCCGGTCGCGCGTACGACCCGACCGACCGTGACGTACCAGTCGGCGGCGACGAGCCGATAGTGAACATGCTGAATGACCTCGACGTTCCCGCGGGCACGACGAATGACCCCAGCATCGTTGCCGAGCCGCCACCGCCAGACGAGGTCCCGGACCCCGAACCAGACACTGACGACTACGACGACTACGACGGCGACGACGGCGGCGACGGCGGCGACGGCGGCGACGGCGACGAGTACGATTGGCGCACGTCGCACGACGACTTGCTCGCGTTCCTCGACCAGCAGCGGCCCGACTGGTCTGGGCGCTACGCCGACTTGGAACAGCGGCACGGGGCGTTGCTGCCCCAGCTCTACGAGCAGACCTATGCTGACGAGGCTGCAATGGCCAGGCGAGCAGCAAACCTCGGTACAGGGCTCGGGGCGGGCGCTCAGGGGGCGATGGGGGCAGCGCAGGCCCAGGTAGGCCTCGGCGGCATGCAGCAGCGGCAGCAGGCGCTGCAGGGCTGGCAGCAGCAAGGTCTCGACCTGCGCGAGCAAGAGGCCCGCCGCGAGTTCCAGGCGCAGCGCGATTGGCAACAGCAAGGCGTGACTGCTCGCATGCAATTCCTCGAGCGTGAGTACCAATTGGCGCTGGACGCGGGTCGCCACGAGGACGCCCTGGAGTTGCAGCGCTTGATGAACGCTGCGGCTCTCGACATGCAATACCTCGACGCAATCTCAAACGCAGGGCCGGACGCGCTGGCGTATCTCGCGGCACAAGGCGAGATCACGCTTCCCTCCGGCACTCAGCCGGGCGGCAACTACGCGGACGACATCTACCAACCAGACGACGACGGATCGACGCAAGGGCCTACGATTTGGGACCAGCAAGGCACGGTCGAAGAAGACCCGCTGTATCCGTGAGGGGGTGACCGACGATGGCTACACGGTACGACGACGAGACGACGCGTCCTCGCGAGCGGATCATGGCGCTCATCGAGGCGTTGACACAGGCCGGTGCGGAGGAGTCGCGCGAGCGCAAGCGTGTCGTTCGAGAGGCCGAGCAAAAACAGGCTCGCAACTGGGGCAACCCGACGGCGCAAGGGGCCATGACCGGGATGATGGTCTCTGGCGGCAACCCCTTCGGGGCTCTCGCAGGGGGTATAGTCGGCTCGGCGAAGGGAATGCACCAGGCTTATCTCGACCGGAAGAAAAGCGGCGAAAGCGATGCTGAAGCTCTCTGGAATACGCTGACCGACTTCGGGGCAGGCATCCCCGATCCTGGCGTCGCGTCCCAGGGCGCAGCCACCTACGGGATGATGAGCGAAGGACGTCGCGGCAGGGGCGAGGACGGCGGCGGAGCGCGGTACGCGGAGAAAATGAAGCAACTCCTGCCGAAGGTCGGCCCAGGCGCGAAGCCGAAATACGACGAGACGCTTCCGACCATCACCGATATCGCGCTCGATGAGCGAGCCGGTAGGCTGGACGCCCCTACGGATGACTACTTGCAGATGTACAACAACCCGTACGGCCATCACCGCGTAGGGCGATGACATGGTGAACTTGAACAACACTCTGTTCTCGCTCTCGCAGCAGATGCGAATGGCCGAGGTGCAGCGCCAGCAGCAAGAGCAGCAGCAGGCAATGGCTGTCATGGCCGATGCTCAAGCCCAGATCGAGAGCAAGAAAGACCGCGAGTTCGACCGAAAAATGCGCATGGCCGAGCTCCAGGGCAAGTACGCGCAAATGGCTGGCGAGCCCGCCCCTCAGTCCCGGAACCGCAAGATCATGGAGGCGCTGGGGCTCGGGGGGATGGGCGCGCGAGCAGAGCAGTCGATGCAGGACCGAGCTACGAAGGAGCGGCGTCGGGCGGCCGGAATGCAATTCGACCGCGATATGACCAAGACCACGATTCTCGAAGACGAGAAGTGGCGTCGGCTGAAGGCCCAACTGGACGCTCAAAAGAGGATGCAGAGGGAGGCGACGAGGAGAGGTGGCGGCGGCGATTGGCAGAAGAGAATCGATTGGTTCCGGAAGCCGCTGAAACGAATGAGCGAGAAATGGCTCAAGGCGGGCAACGTCGAGATCGCGTACGACAAGGCCGGGCGGCCAATCCTCGCCGGGCTCGGGGGCATGGATACCCAAGAAGCTGAAGCGTTCGCCGAGAAAGCACTCTTGCTCGAGAGGTTTTTGGCAACGCCGGCCGCTGACGACATCGGGACGGTGCTCCGCTTGCGGGAGGCTCTGCGCGGCGCGCAAACGCCCGACGAGGTGAGGGCGGCCATCCGAAGCGTTGAAAGGCCGCTGGGCGCGAGCGCGCCGGCTACTGAGCAACTCACCGGGCCGCCGATGCCGCCTGCCGAAAAGTTCATCGGGCCGCCGATGCCGCCTGCTGCGGCGGATGAGCCAATAACCCGTAGCCGCGATGATGGAATTCAAGCGATTCAAGGGTCCTTTTAGAGCTGATGCCTAGGCTGCCCGACATAAATCCCTATGAAGGCGTGAATCCTGCCAAGGAGTTGGAGTTCCGCGAGGTTGAGGCCTACAAGAAGCTGGAGCAGCAAGAGCACCGCGTCGTCAGCCTCTTGCGGGAAATCGAGGCGCCCTCGTACGTCAACCCGCAGGAGTATATCGACCTAGCCAAGGCGCAGGCGTTGGAGGTCCACCCGGACAAGGACGACAATTTCAGGCGGCATGCCGGGCGCCGGTTCGCGATGAAGGCGTACAACGACGCCTACGATCTGGCCGAAGAGAAGCGCGCCGCGGCGCTAGAGGCTCTGTCCGAAGGGGTGCTCGCTGCCGGTCCCGCCGTCGACCTCAATCTCGACCAGCGGCAGAAGCTGAAGAACTCGCAAACCTATCTGATGACCAGGCAGCAAGCCGAGTACCGCGTGCTGATGGAAGCACTCGACTCGGACGAGGACCGGATTGCGTTCCTGAAGGCGCAGCGCAGCGGCACAGCGCGCGACTCGTACGGCGAGCGATATCGCATTTTCGCCGATCCGCGGTTCGAAGAGCTCGTGCAGCGCGAGATGAACGAGCCCCGCGCCGACGCGCCGTCCAAGACCTACGGCACTGCCTCTCGCTTGTTGAACTTCTTCCTTTCGCTCTACAACTACAGCAGCGCCGCGATTGGGGCCGAAAAAAAATGGCTCGCGAAAGAGTACCCTGGCGAGGAGAAAATACCCGAGGAAACGCTGGCTCTGAAGGGTGCAGTCCAGCGCCAGCTCATGGAGCGCGATGCCCTTCGGAAATCGATCGAGGACCGCGTGATGTCGGGGGACACCGCGGGAGTCGAGGACGACAAGGCCCGCCTCGAACAGATTGACGAGGAGCTATCCGAGAAGGGGGTCGGCCGCCTCGGTGGAGCCGGCTACCGCGACGCGCGCACCGAAACGATCATGCGCATAGGTCTTTCGTCGATGCTTTCTGGAGTGCCCGGGACCGACTTGTTTCGAGGGCTCGGCGACACCCACGGAGTGCTCGACGCTACCGACATGCCCGGCTACCGCGACCCGCGGCACGAAACGATTATGCGCCTCGGGCTTTCCTCTGTGCTCTCTGGGGTGCCCGGGCTCGACTTGTTCCGCGGGCTCGGCGACACCGATGGGCCGCTCGACGCCGCGAACGAAGCGCTGATGAAAGACCGCCCGAAGAGATGGCTTTTCGGTATCGATTTTGAGGCGGCGGCCAAAGGTTTCTGGGAACATCCGGATAAAATCGGCGAAATGCTCGTAGAGGGCGCGGTGGCGGGCGCGCAGGCGGTAGCGTTCACTTCGGGCGGCGAGCACTCGGCCAGCATAGCAGGCGCCCTGGTGCACGCCCAAAACGTGAGCCGCCAGCATGCGGCCGATTACGTGGCGCAGCGGTTTCCCGACCGCACGCCCGAGTTCCAGAAGGCGGCTGCCGACCACGTCTACAACACGATGATGCAGACGCGCACGCTCGGTGCGCTCGTGGCAAGCCCTCACATGACGGAGTTCCTGGTCGGCTTTGGGCTTCCCACAGGGATCACCACCTCAGTTACGGCGGCAGTCAAGGCCGCGAAGTGGACCGGGCGCTATGCGACGCAAAGCTCGAAGTGGGTGCTGAAGCAACTGAGCGAGACCGCCGCGGAAGTCCCCGATGCTGCCGCAGCAGCGGCGCGTGCGGCTGCCAGCGCTGCACGCACGATTGACGACGTAGACCCCGCCATGGTGGCCGCGAGCTTCGGCGCGTCGAAAAAGTCCGTTCAGTCAGTAGGCGACTACCTGGCCGCGAACCCGCTGATAGGCGAGCACTGGAAGTCCACCGTCGACATGGCAACCCGCGCGAGCGACACGGCGATCAAAACGGGGACGTGGATACACGACGTCTTCGATTATCAGGCGTGGTCCCGTCGGCTCGCGTGGATGCAAAAGGACCCCGAGAAGGGAAAGCGCTTCCACGAGTCGGTGCGCTACAAGTCGCAGATGGTCATCGGCGAGCTCGAGCAGATGGAGCGCCGGACGCTGGAGCTCATAGGCCGCCATATTGGGCAGGCGGGGCCGCGAGAGCGCGAGCTGCTCGAGATGCTGGACCAGCCCTGGCGCTACGCCAGCGTGCCCGACGAGCTCGTGGAGCCCTACCGAATCATCACCAATCACGCGCTCGACTACGGCGTTGGCACAAAGAACGCTGACGAGGTCGTGGATTTCGTCGTCGAGAAGCTGACCAAGCCAAAGGTCCAAAAGATCGACGACGCCGAGAAGGCCGCACTAGCCGCATTGACCCCTGAACAAAAGGCCGTAATCGCGCGCATCGTCGACGACCCGTATTCGCACATCGACGTGCCGCCAGAGCTCCAAGAGGCGCTCGAAGCCGGTATAGAGCTCGCCATCATAGACCGCGCAGCCAGCACGCTTGCCGGCAAAATGCAGCAGTTCGCGCGGGTCCGTCGACAGACGAAGCGCCAAGGCCTGTTGCGCGTCAAGGCAATCAAAGCGGGCAGCTCGAACGCTCGCGTCAGAGAGGCCCAGCGACGAGCGCACAAGGACCTCATCGGCGGCGAGCAGGCCTTTCGGTCGACAGTGATCCGAGACGTCGTCGGGGTGAAGAAACCCAAAGGGAAGCTTCAGGAGCGCCCATACCGCAAGGCCTACGTGCCGCACAAGCTCGAGAAAGAGAAAAAGCTCTCTGACCTGTTCCGGGCGCCGACACAGGTCACCGCGAACCATCCATCGGCCATGGCTCGAACGACGAGCCTCGATGACATGGTCCTAAAGGGGATGCCAGAGGACCCATTCAAGAACTGGCTGCTCCACGCGGAGACGGCATTCCCGAAGTACAAGCGTGGCGGCGTGCTGCGTGAGGTCAGCAAGATCATGCGCGCGGAAGGCATGTACGTGCGCCTGCCGGCCGAGGCGGTCACCAGCGTGGAAAATCTCGCCGCGCGGCTCGCCAAGCAGGTCACATATCACGAGCAATCCTTCGGGCGCACGTGGGGGGAAATTCACAAAGCTGAGAAGGAAATCGCGAAGCTCGAAAAATACCTCGGCGACTTGAAGGATTCTCGGCCTGGCATCATGAAGACGCGCGGTGCGGTCGCCAAGCAGGTTCGCGGGCACACTACGCGCCTGATTCGAACCCAGAAGCAGATTGCGGAGCACCGCAAAGCGTTGTGGGACCTCGTCGGCAAGCGCGCCATGGTGGAGAAGGGGAGCCCCGAGCAGCAACGGTTGACGAATCTCTACTACGACATGAAGACAGAGATGCGGCGGCTCAACCGGCGTCACCAAAAGTTGCTCCAGAAAAAGACGAGGATCCAGTGGCAGGGCCGCGAGCCGAAGGTGCGTACGAAAGAAGGCCAGCCTCCCCGTGAGATCCTGCCTCACGAGAAGTGGAGCAAGCAACAGCTCGACCAATACGCGACGAAGTATTCCACGCGCGTGCTCGCAGCAAAGCGCCGGCGTCTGAAAAAGTACAGGCAGTCGGCTACAGCGCTGCACATGGTCGCGCAGCAGCACGCGATGCGGCGCTCTGTGTTCCAGCAGGCCCTCTCGATTGCAGCCCTGAAGCACGTTCGGCGCATGCAGAATTTCAAACGCGTTAGCGAAATGCCCGAGGCTCTACGAAAGAGCACCGGCTACGACTGGGTCAATCTCGCTGACACGGGCATCAGCCCGGGCGCAATGAACGAGTTCCTGCGTCTCACGGGCCGCGTCGGCAAGACTACGGCAGACGACGTCGTGATGGTTCCGAAGCAGTTCGCGCCGTTCCTCAACGATATGCTGCCTTTCGCCGGAAAGCCAGGTGGCCGGTTGGCGAAGGTGCTCGAGGGTTACGAGGCCGGGATGGGGTACGTCGGGCGCCCCCTTCTCTCGGCCTGGCGGTTGGCCGTCACTATCCCGCGCTTCTTGTACACCGCCAACAACCTCACGAGCTCTGTGGGGCTCTCAGCGGTCGCCTTGAAGAGCAAGGCCCTAGACCCTGCCCTCCAGATGAAAGCCGTGGCAGGGGCCATTCTGGCGGCTATGAGGCATCCCCAGGCCATGGCTTACGCCAAGAAGATTCCCGTCCATCTCGACGACGGAGCGCACACCCTGGCCGACGTGATCAAGAAAGCCAGGGACCTGCGACTGATGTCCCAAATGGAGGACGAGATCGGCGCTGCGCTGCGCTCACAGGGACCCGTCTCGAAGCTTCCCGAGATGATGAAGGCCGCGCTCGAGTTCGACTTCTTGAGCAAGCCGGTGAAGATGGGCTACGACAAGCTCACGGGCAAGGCTGCCGAGGCGGTGACGGGCGGCGACCACCTGGCCATGATCTTCAACGCGCTCTCGCCAGCATTCCATGCGCGGTGGACAGAGAACTACCAGCACTTCGCGACGTTTTTGGGCTTCCTCGACAACATGAGCGACGCCGGCATCATGAAGGCGTTCACCAAGTCGAGCAAATGGTCGGCCAATTACAACTTGCTCACGGACACCGAGAGGTTCTTCATCAAGGACTTCTTTGCGTTCTACTCGTGGAACAAGTTCATCATGCCGTACATCGTGAAGTTCGCGAAGGATCGGCCTGACATATTGGCCACGGTAATGCGCGCAAAGGGCGATTGGGAACACTACGCGAGCCGCTACGCTCCCGTGCCGATGGAGAACATGCCGAAGTTCTTGCGGCACTCGGGAATGTCGGCGTCCCCGGAGACGCAGCCGCAAGAGCACATCAACCTGGACCCGCGGGTCGCTGCGTATTGCGCCGCCACTGGGCAGGACCCGGTATCGTTGAGCACCGCAATTTTTCCGTTCATCCAAGGGCTCATGACGCGCGGTGCAAAGGGGATGACGATCGACCAGCTCTTGGCGCCGTCGCTCGGGCTCATGAGCGACTTTATCTCCCTGCGAGACCAATACGGCCGTGGGCTGCCCCCTCTAGTCGACACAAACAGCAAGACGGCCATGCAGGATAGCCTGGTCTACCGCTATTTCATGGGCGCGGCAAAGGGTGTGTCAGAGCCGATGCGAGCCCTCGTGGACCTCTACCGCGGGGAGCCTGAAGAGCTATCATTCAAGCTGCGTGTCGACGTCGGGCGCTACTGGGGCGGCATGGACAACCACGTAGCGCGGTTTCTCGGCATCAAGCCGATGAGCGTCGGCGGCATGTTCGACCCTGCTACGGGCGGCATTCCTGGCATGAATGCTTACATGTTCATGCACCACGAGGAGCAGTTCCGCGAGCGCTCGCGCATCATCAACCGAGCTGAGCAGCAGATACAGCGGCGGCGACGGATCATCGACAGAAGGAGAGACTAGGATGCCTTCCTACACACAGGGCTACGTCAGGGCGCGACGGATCGACGCCGAGGCTCTCGGAGCAAACGCCGTGACCCTCAACGGGGGGCTGACGACGAGCTCTGTAGATATCAGCGGATACAACCAACTCAAGCTGTCGTGCGTCCGCGTGAACAACAGCGGGACGGCGACCTCGTTCTATTTCGAAACGAGCGAGGACGGCGGGACCACGTGGCTCAGGCGCCAGAGCGGGGCCATCTCCGGGGGCACCGAGACGCTGAATAATCACACTGTCAGCCGGGCCATCGCACAGCTCGCTTTCGACTACTACCTGCCGATTGTCGGCGACACGGGCGACCTCTTGCGCGTCGTTTTTGCTGACACGTCGGACGCGGCAGATTTCATAACTGCGCAAGTCACGTTGGGGGTAGTGTGATGACCAAGACGATCACTCTCGCATTTGCGGCGCTGCTCGTGGTGGCTTCAATGGCCCTCACGGCGCGCGGGCAATTTGGTTCGACCGGTGGATTCACCCCGCCGCAAGAGACCTTACCGTCCATCACCGACGACGTCTCTGCAAGCACGACGACGTTCACTTCTCGATACCTGTACCGTTATCCGACGAGCGAGTTGGTCATGTATAGAGAAGTGTACCTAAACGACGCTACGCCTCTAGCGAACAACAACATCGAGTGGCTGGACTGGTACGGCAACGACAGCGCAGGAAACAAGGACATCTTCGCGCGAATCGCTGTCTTGCAGGAAGCTGTTACGTCGACAGACGAGGATGGAGCGATCACGTTTTCCATCAAGGACAACGGCTCGACGACCCAGTACCTTCGCATCGACGCCAGCGATGGTACGGAGGCGGTTGTTGCCAGCAAGCTCATCGCGGCAAACGCCGGCCTGAAGCACCGCACGGGAGTCAGCATACCAGCGACCTGTGTCCAGGGAACCATTTTTCACGATACGAATTCCGACGACTGCGCCGACACGGGCGGCGGCGACGGAGCGCTGTGCGTTTGCAAAACCACCAACACATGGGCGTTGGTCCAAAACATGTAATGGCCTGACCGGCCCCGGGGGGGGACATGCCGGGATACACCAAGAGCTTTTCGCGTCAAACGAAGCGAATCGATCCGATCACGCTCGGCCTCAACGGCGTCACGCTCGACGCGGCGCGCACCAGCAATGCCTTCGATGTCACTGGTTGCAACCAGTGCAAGGTCGACGTCGTGCGTGTGAACAACTCGGGCACAGCGACCGGCTTCTACCTGGAGACGTCGTTTGACGGCGGCACCACGTGGACGCGCAACGTTACCGGCCGCATCTCGACCGGAACCGAGACGCTGTCACCGCATACGGTCGAGATGGCGGTCACCACGCTGGCTTATAACTACTACTACGCGCTGTTCGGTGAGGAAGCGCAGATGCGCATTACCTTCGCCTCCACGAGCGACGCGGCCGACACGGTGACCGTCAACGTCACGCTGGGGGTGTCCGGATGAAACGGCTCACAGCGTTGTTCTTTGCCGTCGGCGTTCTCGTCGCCAGTGGTCTATTCGTCGTGCAGGCGCAGATGTCCAGCCCCCGAGAGGAGGGGGGCGGTGTCACGTGGCCGCTCACTGCGACCGACAACCTCGACATGGACTCGAACAATATTTTGAATGTCGGCTACCTGGAGAGTGACAATGCGGATGTGGCGGACGCCGGAGTGGTTCGCCTCGGCGACGGGGAGGCGATCGGGTGGGAGTACGCTGCAGGATCGGACCACAAGATTACGTCTAGCGGCCGGTCGCTGGATTTCTTCACAGATAACAGCCTAGAGGCACTACTCACTACTGACTTTTTGAGGGTCAACGGTGACGTTATTTCGTCAGGCGGGGACGTCGGCTGGTACGTGTCCACCAAGATGGCTGCCCCGGCAGACGGCCAAGTGACCATCAAGGACAATGCAGAGACGACCGGCATTGTCCTCGACGCCAACGACGCAGCGGATACGCTCATTGTCAAGGACCTCGCGGGCACGGGCACAGGGAATGTCGGGGTCTCTCAAAGCGGCAAAGTGTGCCTCAACGGTGCAACGTGTAGCCAGTACCTGAACGCCGTTGCATCGCAAGCAGCGCTCTATGCTAACGCGGATGGGTATTTGCTCAAAAACACCACAGGACGCCTAACACATCACGACGGCACCGACGACCCGTCCTTTGCTCTGAGCACTTCGCAAAGCGCAAACGGGACGTTGTTCACAATAGCGACTAATGGGCGCAACTCGACACCCTCCACCTACACGTACGCCAATCCTATCGTTGTCGAGATCGAAGACAACACCGCTACCGATGAGGACGCGTCGTTATGCATGCAAGCAAGCAACGACGGCGCGGTGGTCGACGTGCTATGCGCGGACATGACGGACGGGGTCGAGACGGTCGAACTCAAATTCCCCCTCGTCGTGCCGACGTTCACGCACTACATCAACATACCGGCCGGCGCGGTGACCCTCGGCCCGACCTCGCCATCGTTGGTTAAGCAGGACACGTTTCTGATGCTGGAGTTCGATGCGGCAACCGAAGAGGCTGGCGGCGAGCCAGAGATCCCCGACTGCTACACCGGTGACGCTGACCTCTACCTGGAAATCTATTGGGCGGCGGAGGCTGGGGACGCGATTGCGGACGGCGAGACCGTCAAGTGGGACTGCGACTATCGGTCTGTCGACTGGGGCTCTGATGCGACCGACAACGGGACGGCGGTTAGCGTGACGGCGACGTACACCCAAAGCGGGGCAGGCACAGATAGCGCGACTCACAAGACCGAAGTCACGATTGACTACGACAACGCAAACCAGCCGGTTGCCGCTGGCGATACGTTCGGCTTCGTCTGTAATCGAGATACCGCTACAGATACCTACTCTGGGGCCGCGCTGCTCAATCGGTTCGAGATCGAATTCCCGTGCAACGGCATTCCTAACCACTGAGGCGACACATGAAATACATTCGATGGATTGTGGCAGTAGCGGTTGTCGGGGGTGCTGGCGTGGCGATCATCGTGCAGGACGCCGACGCGGGCGACGCCGTAGTCAATCTGCGCTCCGCCGAGGAAGTGCTAGATGTCGCAGAGCGCCAGGCGTACGCTGGCTGGGTGCTCACAGTGTGGCCTGACTCCGTGCCTGCACAAATCAGCGACCTGCAGTGTTGCCGTGACAGACTGTGCACCATCCGCTGGCGCCCGCCCGTCATGAGCGCGAGCGTGTACAACGTCGAGGAGGACGCGGGCAGGGTGTACAAGCGCCCGGCGCCTGAGCAGATTGCAGAGGATGACAGCGAGACCTACCACGTAGAGCTCTATGAGCGGCGCAGGCTCGACTGGAATGACGAGACGCAGGAGCCGGACCCGACGCAAGGGGAGGCCGCTGCGCTGGCTGCCATCAACGAGGACGTCTTCGGAATCGATGCGGCGGTCCAGCAATGCGTGCACGTCTGGACGGTCTACGACGACGACCTCGCGCCGGTCGAGCGACGCGCTCAGCTCTACTACACGACGAGTCGGACGCCGACCGAGCGTCTCGGATGCCTGCGGGCAGGGACATGTGGGCCACGGCTCGGGACGGTGGAGGAATGAGCGTCGAGGTCCTCACATCCATTCTGACGTCGGGCGTGGTCGTCTCGTTGGTTTCCGCGGTGCTATTCCTCGTCCTGCGGATGCTGGGCGAAGTCCAACGGTTCCGCGGGAGCGCCGAGGCTATTCTACATCATCACGACGACGCTATTGCATCGATTTCGCAGACGGTGTCAACTCTCGATTGCAAGCGACCGGCCGAACGATGCAACAACAGGAGACTGCAGCTATGACCGGAGTAGACGAGCTCGCAGAGGCGTACGCACAGGCAGGCTGGCTGGGCCTGGCCGCCGTCGCGGTGACCCTGAGCCTGCGCATCTACCGCAGGCCGTCGATACAGGCCATACTGCCCCGCTCCTGGCGTTGGGACGCGTTGCCCGAGGTTTACCATTGGGCCATCGTCGCGGCCGCGTCAGGGGCCGCTGCAGCGCTCACAGCGGCGTCCACGGGAATGAGCTGGGGAGCAGCGGTCGTTGCAGCCGTGCCGGTGGCGGTGGCGGCGATTACTGGGCACGAGACCACGAAGGCCTTGGGGCATAGGCATACGGCGGCGTGCATACGGCAACACGGGGTGACCTACGAGCCTGGAGTCGTACGCAAGGCGCTCGACATCGTCATCCCGTTAGACGCAGGAACACTGAGGCAAACGCGAAACCTCAACGAGGCGGCTAGACGAGCAGTCGAGGACGAGAATGTTAATCCATGAGCCGGGGCATCTGGTGCCCCATGTGTACAATCGCATCGATGCCGTCAAAGAATGGGACGCCATGGAGCGCCCCCAGGAGTGGCGGGAGTACGAGAAGAACATCGCTGTACATCGCTGCTCCATTGGCTCGGAGGCGGCAGAGATCGCCCGAGCGTACTGCACGGACCCTTCCCTGGCCGCTATCAGCAAGCGTCAAATGCCATATACGTTTGTCATACGGCGTTGTGGTATGATGGAACAAGCCTTGCGTGTCCTAGACATGGCCCCGCACAACGCAGCTTTCGGCTTCCAGGCGATCGGGGTTGCTCTCGTAGGAGACTTCCGCACGGAGGCGCCTACAGCGCTCCAATGGCACTCCCTGCTAGTGCTGTGTCACGTGTTTTCGGGGTGGATGAAGGGGGTTGCGTCTGTGGCTGGGCATGACGGGTTCCCCGTGGCGAGGTATTTGCACGACGTGGATTGCCCTGGCAAATACCTGGACATACGCAGGCTGTGGGATGAGGTACAGCGGGCAAACCTGGCTAGGGTGAAGTGTTGTGGTGTGACCTACTGAGCATGGCATGCCAAGGGGTAGATGAAAAAGATCTAGATATAGATCTAGATCGTGCGTCACTGGTGACGCACCCCCCGCTCGCGAAAAAAATCGGGGGTGCGACAAGAGTGACGCACCCCTTTTGGATTTGACACGCTGCGCTGTGGATAGCTGTGGATATGTGGATAACTCCGACGCAGCGCGTGGTTGACAGATTCGGCGTGACAGCGTAGACGCCGCGTATGACGCACGATAGCACCCCCAAGCACGACGCCCACACTAGCTGGTTCCACGTTTTCCGCAGCATGGTCGACTCTGGCGACGTCGCGACGATGGGCTCGGGCCCCGCGGCACTCTATCTCGTGGTCAAGTCATGCCTGAGCTGGAACAGCGGTAAGGCGTTCCCTTCCCAGGAAACGCTCGCCAAGAAGGCAGGAATGAGCCGGAGGACAGTGCAGAGGCATCTCGATACTCTAGCCGAGTACGGGTATCTGCATGTAGAGTGCGGCAAGGACGATGGAGTCACCAACACGTACACGCTGCGAGAGAAGATCGTACTGCACGGTCATGGCACAGGAGAGCCCGAGGCAGTGGCCTCGTGGGATTATTTGCCGGGGTCGGTAAAGGCTGCGGTCCAGGAGGTCCACCGGGTCGCGCTTACCGGTGACTTTGCCGGAGCAAAAATAATTCATATCGAGAACCTGACAATCAACATACAGAATTTTGCGACCGGCGACTACGCTGCACAATTTTGCACAGAGCTAGAGAAAATCAAAGACCCGGGGCTACGGAAACAGATACTGTCGGCTTACGAAAAGGCGATGAGCCGGAAGGCAGCGGAACAGCAGGCTACGTGAGCTCGGTCAGCTCGGGCATCGTGGCGGCGACCCTCTCGTGCACCCGAGCATCGGGGTCTGCGTGGACGTAGCGGCTGGTCGTGCACGTGCTGGCGTGTCTGCACGCATCTCTCGCTGTGGCAATATCAGTCTCTCGCATGATCGCCGTAGCATGCGCGTGGCGCATGTCGCGAGTCGTGATGGTCTTGTCGTAGCCGATCGCGCGGCACGCACGTCTCGATTGATATTGCCGGTAATTCACTTCTGTCGGCGGAAATATCGGCTCGTCCGCGGCCCTGCCTTCGCATTGCCGAGCCAACGCTTTCCGGGCTGCCTCGACGAGTGGAATCACGGCCGGACGCCGATTTTTCGATTGGTCGGCTCGCAGCCTTATCGTGCCATTCTGGATGTTTTCTGGCGTCAACTTCATCAATTCCCCCGCTCGCATACCAGTCAGCAGCGAGACGACGTAATAGGCGCGCACGTCCTCCGGGAGCTCGCGTAGAAATGCAATGAGCACGCCTCGATCGTGCAGCTTTCCCGATTTCATCTCTCGACTAGGATTGCCCCACCGACTGACTCGGCGCATGGATAACACAGGATGCGCTGGGATCAACTCCTCGTCGATGGCGAGCTGCACGCCGCGCTTCAGCGCCTGGACCTCGCGGGCTATCGTGCTACCGCAAATTTGCTTGCCCGACGGCTTCACGAACTCGCGCCGCGCTGCAATGTAGTCTCGGACATCCCGCGACGTGAGCTCGCTGACGAGGAACCCCGCGCCGAAGTGAGCCAGCACCGGCGTCCAGGAATAGGCGACAGCCCTCCGCTGGTTCTCGCCTACGTCCTCGAGCGCCCAGCGCTCTCTCTCTAGGTTGTACAACTTGCCCAAGGTGAGATCGTGTGCTGACATGTACTGCCTCGTGCGGTTACGTGTGCTTCTGTCGTCCTTGCTCGATAAACTCGTCGAGTATCTTTTTAGTGTAATACACCCGTCGCCCGATCTTGTATCTCTCCGGCCGTGTCTTGTCCGTGGCCTTGTTTCGCAGCCACTGTGCGGAAACCCCTAGATATTTGGCTGCTTCCGCCACCGTCAGCAGATCGGGCCTGCGACTCGTCTGGTTAATATAGTCGCTTTTGCCGCCGTCGCCACCTATTTCGGCTTCTCGGATTGCGTTTCGCAGCTCTTGTTTCGTCGCGCCTCGAGCACTTCTCGCACCTTCGAGGATTTCGTGTCGTTGCATTCTGTCGTCTCCGGTGCTACAATGTCAGACCATCGAAGCTCACCCGCTCTGACCGCTTGGTACAGGGCTTGCAGCTCCCTCATTTCAGCCGGCGTGCTCTGCTCGAGCGGGTGCCCGAGATGGGCTGCTATGTCGGCAGGCTGCACTCCGAGCCGCGCAAATGCGTCCACCACGCGCTTGCGGTAGCCGCTGGGGTCCTGAGCTTGCTCCTGCTGCAGCGTAGCATGCACGGCGTCGAGCGCCTCGTCGAGCACGTCGGCCGGAAGCACGCGCAGCCCGAGCGTTCGGAGAGTTTTCGAGATCCCAGCGCCGCACTTGGTCATCAGCTCGTCGTCGCTCGCTCGCACGCGGTAGACCGTGTCGCCGTACGAGTTCGTGCGTTGCCCGAGCACCTCCTGGCCCGCTTTCGGCCTCTTTCGCTCCACGGTCTTCGACAACGTGAACTCCTGCGACCACGACGTATTCGTCTCCAGGTCAGTACAGGAGCACTCGATCACGAGCTTGTCGTCATCGTCGGTGAGTACACGGCTCGCCAGGTCGAGATTGCGGAACATGCGCGCGGCGGTCTCGACGAATCGCACTGACCAGCCGACGACGCCACCGCCCACGGGCTTATGGTACCGCGCCGCCTCAGCGAATCGCGTCCGCGCGCACTCCTTGAGCAGGTCGACGCGGAACGTGTCTACGTCTCGCCGAAAGCGCGCGGCCACGGTAAATTTGGCCTGCACGAGCGCGGTCGCCTTGGCTGCGGAGGCGGAAGTCCCGAGCTCTGTCTCTGCGAGAGCTTTGTTTTGCTCAGATGGTTGTAGCGCTGTCATCCCAGACCCCTTTTCTTGGCGCGACGAGCAGGCGCCGTGCGCCCGGCGCGATGGACGTGTGGCGGTGCATGAGCTCGGTAGGCACGTCGCCGCCCGCGAGCTCTCGGGCGATGCGCTCCCAGTCCGTTATGGCCCGTCCCTTCGAATTCCTGTAGTGGACGTTGCCCCACGCCGCTCGGACGCCCTGAGCCTCGCCGAGCTCCAATCGCAGCTCGTTCTTCAATTTGTCCTCTCGCGCCGTGATCGCTTTGCGCTGCGTCCGCGTCTCGTAGATTGCTCGAGCGAGATTGCGCACCCGAGGGGTGTCGGCCATGAGGCGATGGGACGCCACGGGGAATCGGCTGGTCAAAAACGCCGTGTCCCCAGCTTCGGGCTCGGGCAGGTCGTTGCCGTGGACGTACCGCTCCCAGAATTGGAACAGGTCGTCAAACAGCACCGCCTGGAGCTCTCGCTCCCGCTGTACGCGGTACAGGCGAAACTCGAAGGCAAACCCACCCACCAGCACCGGAACCCAGCACACGTCAACCTCGGGCCAATGCGCGAGGTGCCATTGAGCCTGCAGTAGGCACGACGTAGGCACTTGGTCAGTTCCCTCCTCCCCGAACCCCTGTGCGCTGACGAGAGCGGCGGTTTTGCCCTCGCCGATCGCGACGAGCTCCCCGTCTGTCGTGTGGTAGACAGCGTCGCAGGAGTCGCCAGCCCACGCGTGGTGCGGGTGCTGCCGGAACTCTGGCCGCGTCCACGTCCAGCCGTGCTCGTCCGCGACGTGCCCGAGGACGACATCTTCCAGCTTGTTCCCCCTCTCTATGGCCTTGTTGTTCTGCGGCGTTTCGTCGTCCTCATCGTCGTTGGCGCCGCGGGCCTCGAGCGCCGCAGCGATACGGGTTTGGTACGGGTGGAGGCCTAGGCAGCCGGCTACGAGCGAGCTGGTGATTTTGCCCCTGCGGGCCTCTCGTTGCTCTCGGGTGAGCATTGGGTGGCTCCTGTCGAGCCCACGGCCACACTACCATCCGATACAAACGCACACTAGTCAACTCAGGGAGTAACAAAAGGCTTGGCTGGAGTACTCAGTGATAGTACCGTTGCCGCATGCCAAAGCACAGACAGCAGCCAGGGACGCAGGGCGGCTTGTTCGCGCCGACGCAATACGAGACTGGGCTTCGAGCTGTGATTGCTCACCTCGCACGAACCTACCGCTACGAGCTGCGGCCGGCGCTGATGGACTCGTACGTTGCCGCTCTCGGCGGTCTCCCGCGCGACGTCGTGGATCGCGTGTTGGAGCCAGCCGGCCCCGTCATTACGGCGTATCCGGACGCATTTCCCTTCGCGGGGCAGTTGCGTGCGATGGTTCTGGCGCGCATGGGGCGTGTCACGCCGACCCGCGCCACGGCTCCGAGTACCGAAGGCCCGGCGCCCCTAGAGGACGGTAATCGATGGGAAAAGTTGGCCCAGTGCTGGGAGGATTGCCCTCCGACGAAAGCGAGGACCAAAGAGCAGTGGATGCGAGAGCGCGCCGCGCGCGAGAGTCTGCAGCTTCCGACGGGGGACCCACAGGAGCTGGTGGGGGCTATCCTGGAGCGCTGATCTGGGAGCCCGTCGGCGCCGGGTTCGTATCGGGACTCCCGGTTGCGCAGCCGCGAGGACGGGCAGGCACGCGGTGGGGCCGCAGTCGGGACGGGCGCAAAATCAAGCGCGGGCACATCTACGACGATGGCCAAGCCGACGAGTGGCGATCGCGGGTGGCCAACCAGGCAATGCCCCTCGGCGGGCGCCTCGACGGACCCATGCGCGTGCGGATGTTGTTTTTGTTTCCTCGGCCGCTGCGATTGCGTCGTCAGCGCGACAAGGCGCGCCCCGTCATCCCCCATGTGGGGCGGCCAGACTGGGACAATCTGGTCAAGTCCACGCAGGATGCATTGTTGCGCTGGTGGCATGACGACAAGCAGGTGTGCGTGGGGGAGGCGGCCAAGCTTTACGCGCCGCACGACCACATCCAGGGCATGTACTGGGTGATATGGACGACAGCGGGAAAACATCCGCGTAGAACGGATAGTAGCGTGCGACTACTCATTGACTCAATCTCGGGAGTGTGGGAGTCATTGACGCATGAGCGACGCTAGGACCCACGAATCCCGGGTGGCCGCCGCCGAGGAGGCGGCCCGTGCGGCGCAAGCGGAGCTCGCCGAGTGCCGAATGGAGTGCAATCAACTCCGCGCGGCGATCCGAGGCCAGCACGAGGTCGAGCTCCGTCTGACTGAGCAGCTCAGCTCTGTACGCGAGCAGTGGCGACGCGCGCAGCGAGTCATGAGGACGATCCAGGGCGAGGGCCGGGACACCACTGAGCAATGGAAATCCTTCTGTCCTCTCTGTAGACGGGGGCCAGCCGATAGCCATGCGTTGGATTGCGAGCTCGCCCTGCTGATCAACGCGCCAAGGAGCGGAAATTGACCACCGAACAACCGATGCAACAGCAGCTATTTGTCTCAGACGTGAGGATCTCTGGCGCCATCAAACGCTGTGCTCGCGTGTTATGCGCAGAGCTACCGGACGGATGGGCGTTGCACAAAGCAATCTCACTGTTGCGCGAGGCGCAGGCAGCGGCGCTGATGGCAGACCTAGAGGCTCTCGCCCCCGAACCCCGGCCAGAGCCAATGCCAGACGCTAACAGCCCTGCCTGATGCCTCGCATCAGCAATCCAGCCGGGCGCGGCCGCTCGCTACCCGACCCACGGCGACAGAAGTCACAGCTCGAAACCGAGCTACGCCGCGCCCGGCATCGGATTGTGACCCTACAAGCGCATTGTCGATGGCTCCTGGCCCAGCCTGGGGGGGACGACGTGCCGAGTCGGCTTGCTCGGCGAAAACAAATCGAAAAGTTCTTGGATCGGCTCGCAGACTGAGGCATACTGAAAGCAGGGCAATCCCTTCTCGTTTGGCACCTAGCCTTTGAGTGACTTCGGCGGGCGTTGTGCGGCGCCCGCCGATACTCACTCTGCGACCACTACCAGCTCAGCCATGTATTTGTCGTTGATTTTGCACACGCGCGTGTGGACACGCAGCGGTCCGCGCACGGGATGGGCGAGACTGAGCCCCTCGAGCAACACTCGGTCGCGCGTGCGGCCGGGCATTGTCGCGAGCCGCAGAGTCAGCTCAGTGACGCATGCGCCGTTGATCTCGTCGAGCGTGACCGGCCGGGCAGTCATTCGCACCTCGTCTGACACGCGCTCGATATCACGGGACGGCCCGTGAATATCTCGCCGAGCAGCGTCTGTAGCAGCGGAGATGCGTTGCCGCCACCACGCGCGAGGCTCTCGACGTCGATCCGTATCCGTGCGCCGCGGCGCTCGCTCTCCTCTCGGGCGAGCCGGCGCACCATGTCGACCAGCGCCCCACAGCAGGGCAGACACGTGCACCGATTGCGCGCCCAGAGTTCGTACGTCGGATCGAGAGTGAGTGTGATCTGATTGGACATGCCCCCCCCTGTGCGCCTATCGATGGCAGCATACACGATCTCGGGGGGCAGACAAGAGGGTCAGTGGTCGTCGTCGGCCGCGAGCGCTTGGCCTAGCGCGGACTCTGGGTCCAGATTATCGGGGATACCGTTCACGCGGTGGTACTCCAGGACCGCGTCAAAGTCGTGGCGCGGCGTATATCTCACCCCGTCAAAATCATGCTGCGTCTCGACGACGTTGCAGGCGCTCCAGCTCTCGCGGCGGCACCCGCACAGCATGCACACCGTCGTGACGTGCACCGAGGCCCCCCCGCGCAGCCCATGCACCGCGCCCTGGAAATCGTGCTCGCCGTCACGGGCGCCGTCGCACGGCGGTTCGTCGGGCGCCTGCTTTCCGAGCAGTTTCTGCTCATCGAGCCGCACGGCTACGAGCTCGCCGTCCACGATGCGCCACGCCGGGCGCCAGACAATGACGTCGACCGCGACAGTGCTGAGCCCATTCCCGTCACCCCATGCCCCGTCAGCCACGTACTCGTTGGCGGCCTCTTGGGCGGAGTCGGCGTAGGGGAAGGCTACCTCGGCGTTGCCATCGTCGCCACGCCAGCCCGCGTCGATCAGAGTGTCGTCATCGATCTCCAATCCGAGTATCTCGGCGATATCGCTGAGCTTCTTCCCTTGCTCGAACAGTTTTCGGACATGCCTTGAGGTGTCATCGTGCGTGGTCATGTGCGTTCCCTTCTCGGTTGTGGTCCTACTTGTCAGCCCAGAGCATGCGGCCGGTCTCGTAATGATCGCCGTCCGGGGTCAGCGGGTCGCCGACGCAGGCCGGCGCCGACTCAACGCCTAGCTCCCGCATGTCCTCTCGCGCTCTGTCTATTTGCTCCACAGTGTCGATCATGTAGACGTACGACGAGCCGTCTCGACTCAATATCACCCATTGGCGGCCGGTGGACAGAAAGCACGCGTCGCACCGGTCTGTCCAGCCGACCGCGATCACGTGGTTGCGCGGCGCGCAAGCGCTGCACCGATTGCAGCAAGGGCATGGCTCGTCGGTTTCAGGACGAAGCTCGACTTCGCAATCCGGGCAATAGATGCAAGTCGAGGCGTGCTTCTCGCGGTCCGCGCCTTCCTGCTGTGCGATTGTCTGTGTCATGTGCGTTCCCTTTCTGTGCAACCCCGCGTGTGCGGGGAACGTGAGGTCGTTCTGGCAGGTGACCGAAGAGGTATTCGGCTCAACCCCGCGTGTGCGGGGAACGTGCGTGTTAGAACTCAATTTCGCAATCCGGGGAATAGATGCACTGCGGGACGTGCCTCCCGTGGTCCGCTCCCTCCCAACAATAGCAAGCGGCGCAGTGAGGTATCCCGATGTCCCACCCGCCGTCACGCGTCACGATCGCCGATCCGTCCTCGAACTCGTAGCGGGTCGCGCAGCCAGCATAACCGCGTCGCTCGCGGTCTGTGCGGGCGCTCTTCTCCTCGCAAACGTCGCCGATGTCGCGTCCGTCGTCGGCCTCGAAACGCTGGCCGTCGTCCCCGAAAAGCCTGCTGATCTGCTGTGCGATTGTCTGTGTCATGTGCGTTCCCTCTGAGTGTGTGTGTATCCATACCGCGTTGCGCGATGCGTGGCTACTCGGTTTCGGGGGGGAGTCTCCGGTCGCCGCGCGGTAGGCGGCAAAAAGCGTAGCCCGTGCCATCGGGGAGTGATCCGCCGACCCAGTGGTTAGCAGGGCCCCATCCGAGTTCGAGCACCAGAGTCATTGCCGCGCGGGTGTGGTTTTCTTCGACGTCCAGAGCATGGTCCCAGGCGACCGTGATCCTGCGCGCGTAGGCCCGCGCCACGATGCGCGAGCCGCGGTGATTTGTGGGCCCGAGGTACTTCGTTGTGATCGCTTGTAGCACTGTGTACTCCTGTGCGAGAGTGTAATGGCGCGCGGTGCCTGTCGAGGCTAGGGGGTCTCGCCCGCACTCCTTGCCTTGCGGCGTCCATTCTTGCTTCGCAGTGCGAACTGCATCGTCACCGGTCCGACAGTAATCGTGCACGTGGTCGTAGTACACGTTGCTTCCCGCCCGTCCCACAGAACATCGCCGCAATTGAGCGACCCCTCACACACAGACACGACCGGCATCGTGACCCCGACCCTTTCGCCGTAGGCTCCCAGTGCCGTATTGATCGCTTGGCGCGTGGTTTCGGTGTTATAGCCGCACGTACTCACAATGCAGTATGTCGGCCGCAAATGGGCTACCAAGTTGCCCCACAGATAGAGTTCGCCTTGCGCGGTTACGCGGTATCGGTCGCCTCGTTCTCCGGTGTACATGTTTACACCGCGGACTCTCATCTCGGTGCCGTTTACGAGAGCTTCGCGGATTCGGTTGTGTGTCGTGCGTCGTGGCATTGCGTGTACTCCTGTGCGAGAGTGTGTGGTGTCTACTAGATGCGCATTGGCATGAGAACGAAAGTGACTTCTGCGCTCCCGGTCTGGGCTACGGCGTGCACCGCGTCCAGGCCGTTGCCGCAATTGCGATCAGCGCCATTACCTCACGCGGGACGTCGAGCTGCCCCGGTGTGTATGCGGGCGCGGGCGCGGGCGCGGGCGCGGGCGCGGGCGCGGGCGCGGGCTCGGCGTCCGGCAAAACAATGGACCATCCGCGCAATTCCTCGCCCGTGAGCCAGGCGGTCTGGCCGCACAGTGTCGTCAGCTCGTTTAGGCACTTGCCACCGAGGCTGTTGCCCCAGCGGCCGGTTGTCGTCGCGGTCCAGCCGTTGAGTCTGTAGGTCGCTCCCGCGAGACCGGGAGAGGTCGTGACCGTGGCTGGCGAGCCGTGCGTCTGGAGTTTCATGTCGTTCCCTTTCGTGCGTTGTTGGCTGCCCAGACGCCCCGGGGGGCGTTTCGTCCTTCACGGACTCATCAGTGGGCGTCTCAGCAATTCGCGCGCTCGTCCGTGTCGTCCGTGTCGTACATGTCGGCCAGCTCGTCCATGTCCACGAGAGGATATCCGGCAGTGAGCCCGGGGTGTCGGACAACGCGGAAATTGCAGGCCTCACCGCCACTGTACAGATAGACTATGTCATCGCCACCGCCATGGATTGCGCGGATATGCGCAGCAAGTGCCGGCAAGCGGTCCTCTTCGACCATGGCATAGGTCACGAGAGCATCGCCATCGTGCCCCTCATTACGCAGAGACCGCGCGAAGCTGCCGAGCTCGGCCAACAGCTCATGCTGGGCTTGGCTCTCGTCCTCAGCAGTCAGATCGCAGTACACGTGGATGTAGTCAAACGTGATGTCCCTGAGCGTCTTCATGGTCGGTCCCTTTCGTGCGTTTTGGCTACCGTGAGCCCCAGGGGGGGCTTTCGTCCTCGCCACAGGACTCGTCAGACGGCTCACTCTGTCGCTATGTCCGCGATCTGCGCTTGGATCCATGCGCGGTTGTAGGTGACGTTGCGCTGATCAATCCACCACTTGGCATCGGTGTGCGCCATCACGCCGTCGATCGCGGCCACCATCGCCCGCGCAACACGCGGGTTGCCATCCGCCCGCTCGGCTATCTGAGCACGCAACGGGAGCAATTTCGCGGCCACCTCGGCCCGTAGCGTCTCGGCCCAAGCGATCTGCTTGGGTGTGCCAGTGAGCGTGGGCATCCCGCCGACGGCGTTAGCGCTCGCGCTCTCTGCCGATTTTGTTGCCCGCGCGGCGTCTCTCTCTGCCCGATAGCACTCGCCGCAGACACGCGTCGCGAGCCATGCGGCCTTGCTCTCGCGCTGACCGCGGGTGTTGGTGCCGCCGATCCCGTGCGTCTCGGTGTGCCCGCAGGAATGGGTGATTTGGTACTTGGCCATGTGATCGCCTCCTCGGTTGTTGGCTGCCCGGACGCCCCGGGGGGGGGGCGTTTCGCCTCGGCCAAGAGGCTCGTCAGCGGGCTATTCTATCGGCGTTGCACAGCGGTCACGCCGTAGCGGTGTAGCAGAGTCGGCCACGGTGATAGCTGAGACGAGCGGAGCCGTCGTCGCACGCCCAAACCGCCCACAACTCGTAACGGGTGCCCGCGTCAAAGCCGGCCAAATCCAGTGCGCGCCCCACGTACGTCGCCGCGTGCGAGTCCGTCGCGTCGTCCGCGGCAACGGCGACGTAGCGATACCCGTGCTCGCGGTGCCAATGCACCCCCTCGTGGTCACAGTGGTATCCGAGAGCCTCGTGGGGTGAGTCGCGCCGCGCGGCCAGTATGGGTAGGTCCGCTTCTGCGAGGATGGCGATGCGCTCCTGCCATGACATGCGCGTCCAGTCGTCCGCCGCGGCTTCGGACTCGCGTTGTGAGTGCAAGTCGTCGTCCAACAGAGGGTAGGTCTCGAGCGCCACCATGGCCCGTTCGAGCTCGCGGGCGCAGTCGGAGCCGGGGCGTACGATGAGGACCTCTGTGCTGCGGTAGTGACCGGGCTGGCAGACGTCGATAATGCGATAGTCATCGCCAGTGTCCACCTCATCGAGCCGAGCACACAGTGCGTCGCGATTGCACACGCGGATGTCGTAGTCGTACTCGCCGTGATAGCTCTCCATGTCCACTGGGTCGCCAAGATCGTCGGTCCAAACGATCCAGTCGGAGATGTCCGCGCAGTCACTGGCGATGTTTTTGAGCGTCGTCATGGCTGTTCCCTTTCGTGCGTTGTTGGCTACCCAGACGCCCCACCGGGGGCGTTTCGTCTCGGCCAAGAGACTCATCAGTGGGCTCAGTCAACCAAGCGGTTCCATACCTGGCGCGGCGTCTCTACCGTGCCGAATAGCGCATCATAGTCGCGGTAGGCACCAAGTCCCGAGAGGAGTAGGCCCGCGATGACGGCCAGGGCGAGCACGATGTCCATGGGGTCCCTGTGCGCCATGACGTCCCCCTACTGGCCCAGCGCCTTGCGGCATGCGCGAGCCATGGCGCAGTCGCCAGCCTTCTCGTCAACGAGTATCTCGAGCTCTAGCTTCAGCCACGCTTTGTAGCTCAACTTGTCCACACTGTGGGCGTTGCGTCCCGCCCACCGGCGCTTGAGCTCCGTCTTCGTAACAACGAGTACGTCCTGCATCGTGATCCCCTCCTACTGGCCCAAGCCAGCGATAACGAGCGCCCATGGCGCGGCCAGGGCTGCAGCGGATAGTGCGGCAGCGGTGAGTGAGTCGGCAAGTGTCCACATGGCGAATCCCTTCTGCGTGCGGTTTTTTGTGTGCGTGCAAATAGTCTGGCGCGCGATTATCGCTTGCGCAAGTTTTTTTCCACACGTTTTTACGCTGGCGAATTTTGTGCACGGATGTGATACAGCTAGGACTCGGGCTCCTCGGGCTCGCTCTTGGGCGGGATTCGATACGCGTACTCTTCTGGCGGGATTATCCTCCCGGTCTTGTCTCTCGGCGTGCCCCCGCGGGCAGCGATCTGACGATAGGTGTGACGGCGGACGTCTGCGGCACCGAGCTTGCGCTCATGCCGCAGTTTCTCCGGCGCAGAATTCAGCGAATTCTCGTTTTTCAGACTTGCCTCTAATGGGCCTAGGTACCGCTCTAGCAGCGTCCTCACCACCACCGCTATGGGTAGGTCGGCCTTGGCCGCTACGTCGCGCAGACGGGCGTCTAGGGCCACAGGGAGCGAAACCCACAGTGCTTTCAGGCCCTTAGAGTCAAGGTAAGCTCTGGAAGTAGAGCTCGGACGGGGAAAATCATGAGGTTGTTTCGAGGAAACGTCTGAAGTTGGCTGATTTCCTTGAGCTTTTCGGATCGGCGGTTTTCCTGTCTCGAGAGGCATGGATTCCACTCAATGTAATGGCTCAAAAAAGGTTAGTATTATCGAGGCCTTACGGACATAGAATATCGTTAACTAAGCTATATGCGTCCCTGAATTCTTGGAATTCCTTGGATTCCACGCGCACCGAGGCCTCGGATTCACTGGATTCCCTCACTTCTCTGCAGGGCTCGAGCCAACTCTGCCCCTGGTCCTGACCCACTGCACCCAGGAGGGCGGGACCACATGGGTACGTATCCGATCCACGCATGGGTCCCCCCACCCCCCCCCTAATTTACCTCTTCTCACAATTCCTCCTCGCAAAGTCCCCAATATATTCAGCGTACGCCGGGGGGCACGGCTTCCGTCAGTTCCTCTGCTCACAATTCCTGTCTCCAAAGTCCCCTCCTTCATAGTCCCTATTGCAGCCCTGCAGACGCTGCTCTACGGCCCGGATTCGCTCGTGATTGCTCTGCACCAGCTCGACCACGCAGATTAGGCACTCTCGCATCCTTCGGTCTAGGCGCAAGAACAGCGTCGCGAACGCACCCGCCCCAACAGCGCCGACGAGCGCCGAGGTCCCCAGTATCATCCATGATGCGCTACTCATCGCCCTGTCTCTCGCTCCTCTCTGCTATGTACGCCTCGAACTCGTCCCTCGTCGCAGCCATGTAGCTCATCGTGAGCGGGTGCATCCCCGCCAGGGTTTCAAACTCGTCCCTGGTCGCGACCATGTAGGCCATCGTGAGCGCGTGCAGTTCCATCATTGTCAGGTGCATGAGCGAGGTCGCTCTGGTGGCGCGGTCGTAAGCCTCGTTCTGTTTCGGGTCGGCTCGCAGCGTCGAGGCCATGAAGGCGAGCTTCTCCGCGACCCCGAGGGCGTTCTGGAGCAGCTTCGCCAACTCCTTCTCGAATGTGTCAACCATCGCTCGTCTCCTTGCAGTCCTCGGTCCCGAGAGAATAACAGACCGACATCTTGTGCAATTCCATCATGACCTTGCTCATGTGACAGAGCGCGTGGAGCGTGTGGAGGTGACACGCTGTCTGCGTACTGTCTCCGGGGGCTCTCGTCGAGCGCGCGAGGTCTTGGAGTGTCAGCAAGGCTCTTATCATCGCCTCAGCCGTCGTCGTCATTTGCTGCCGCAGGTCGTCAGCCACCGCTATTCTCCTTCTCGGCGAGTATCCTCTCGGCTCGTCGCAGCGATTCGCCCAAGCGCGTCGTATGCATCAGAGCCGCCCCTAGAACCGCGAATAGCTCCTGGCCTAGCTCGTCCGCGTGTCGTGTCAGTAAGTCGTCGATGAGGGTCACCACGTTGTCTGTGACCCTCGTGATGGTCTGCGTCGTCGCGAAGTCATTGGTTGTCATCTCCCGTCGGTCTCCTCTGGCTCGAAATCGTGCAACACGTTTTGGGCCTCTCGCAAGATTCCGAGCGCTGAGCGGTACTCGCTGTGCAGCTCCTCGACGTGTGCTAAAATCTCGATTTCTGTGCTCCCGATTCTCATGCCTAGTTCCGTGCGTATGGCTCTCAGCGCCGTCACTGCGCGGTAGATGCGACACCACACGCACTCGGTCTCGACGCACTCTCCCGTGCAGTACGCGTTGACGATGCCCGCGAGCTCCGTCTCGGTGATCATCCCTTCGGTGGGCTCATTCATGGTCTGCCTGTCTCGTTGGGCTACAGACGTGGACGCATTCGAGCAGAGCGAAGGCGCTCCGGACGACAGCGCCAAATACGGCGTCTTTCGCCCGCTGCTCTGGCGGAAGCTCCTCGTACGGGACCATGCACGGATGTCGCTTTGCCTCCGCGTCCTTGGTCTCTCCGTACTGCCAGCCATCGGCGTGCTTGAGTTCCAACCATATCTGGTGAATCTCCTCGGGCGTCAGCTTCGGGTTGTCCCAGATCGCTCGGGCGCCCAGTACTGCCGATGCTACCTGCCAATCGGGCGCCTCGGTCCAGGACGGCTGGATGCCCTCTCCCATCGTCGCGCAGTACCAACGATTGGCCTCGTGCGCCAGCATCGCGGCGTGCTCGACAACGGTGGCTTTCAGGGCGGAATCGCGTCGTGCCGCCGCCATTGCGCTCGGGCTCTCTGTCACTGTGGTTCCCCTCGTGTTGTTGGTCATACGTCTTTCATCTCCCATAGCAGAAGAGCTGCTGCGCCGAGTCCGAACATCAGCACAGCCCACCCTGTTTTCGTGCGCTCCCGGCTCCAGAAAAACTGTGCGGCGTCGGCGAGCCAGAGCCCCATCAGCCAGGGCGCACTCGTCGAACAAAATATGTCCCAGATGGTCTGCAGGGTCATAGCCGCCCTAGCATGATGAGCAGGTCGATCCTCAACTTCGTGACCGCCGCGATTTCCTCGATGGTCTGCCAGCGTGGGCTGCGCTGTCCGCTCTCCATCAGCGAGACATACGCGCTACTGACGCCCAACTTCTCGGCGAGTTCTCCCTGAGACATGTCGCATCTGGCGCGGGCCATGCGCAACGCTCGTGGCAAGCTGAACTGTCTCATGGCTGCTCGTTGGCCTCGTGCGCCCGCGGCAACGCCGTGTAGCTATTCTCTCGGCCGTCGTAGAGGAACACGCGGCCGCACTGTCCGCATTCCACCGTGGCCTCGCGTAGGTGAGAGAGGCCTCGTGTCGCTTCTATGTCTATGATGTTGCCGGGCTCGCAAACCGGGCACTGTCGATAGACGATTTCCGGAAACACCTCGTTCAACAGCTTCATCTCGATATCATCGTCGAGAAATCTCTTCATGTCCTCTTTCTTCGTCATAGGCGCTCCTCTGTAGCCATGAGCCTATCCTTGGCCACCCTCAACGAGAACAGGGCCTGCTGAAGCAGGCGTCTGGCCCCCGTTGGCAGCACCGGCCATTTGGTATCGATGCACGCCTCCACCCCGTCCATGAGTTCACAGCACTGTTTCACCGTTGCTCGAATTTCCTCTCTCGTCGCAGATCGGCTCATCGATGGTGTATCCCTCTCTCTAGCAAGTAGGTGATTGTCCGGCCGCAGCGGCCACAGGTTTGCGTGACGCACTCACGTGCAGCGGCAGCTCTATCACCTTCCCTTCTATGTGCCCCCATCGCGCTAGGGTCCCCTCTGCCGTGTCGATTCCGTGCCTGCGCATCATCTCGTTGGCCGCGGCGACCCCGTGAGACCAAAACGCTACGGCGACGTCCATCGCGATAGGAATGGGGGCTGACCCCAACGAGAGCAGGCCGAGCTTTTCCGCGATGTCCGCGTGCATCTGGATGGCCCAGGTCCTGATATCCGATACTCTCAGGACCACCATCGTCGGGTCTGGGGCGTTTGCGGCGCATCTCTCGGCCGGAGAAAGAGACACGTGCGTCCGGCACGCCACCGGACGGTTCGAGTACACGAGACACTCGTTGTCGTGGAGAAAAAAGCAGTCGTGTTGGCCGAGGAACCACGACTTACAACTGACGTTGTGCGGCGCGGCCAGCAGCTCGAGCTGGCGTTCGTACATGGCTTTATTCTCTCGCCAGCGCTGCCGAAAGCGCCTCTCTCCGAGCGCGCAGAGGCAGCCCAGCATCTCCGGGGTACTCGTCAGCGCGAGTTGTCGGCAACAATGATGACATCCGCGCTCGCACGAGGGTGTCATCCCCGAGTTTTCTGCTGAGAGAGCCGTATGTCGGTCCACCTCCTCGGCGACCTGACGCAGGGCCTCAGTGAGCAATATTTTCATCGGCCGCCTCCGCGTTGCGCTTCCGTAGCTTCTTGAGCTGGGCCGTCATTTCATCCACATAGGCCCTGATCAGCTCTTTGTCGTCGAGACAGCTTCTAGCCACATACATGGAGAGGTCTGCTACCGTGGTGAGCGCCCGCTCTGCCTCCTCTATTCTATCCCGGATTTGCTGCAGCACCTCGGCGGAGAGTTCGGGCGCGTCGGGTCCGCTCTCGGCCTTTCTCAGGGCAATATTGCAGAACGCGTGCATGTTCGAGACTAGCAGCGTTGCCGCTGTCCCGCAGGGGAGCGGGCTGCGCAGCAGCTCATTGAGGTGGTGAGCGTCCTCTCGCGGAGAGCCGATGAGTTTCACGAGGTCCTCCCGCATCTCCTTCGTCAGTGTTGTCACGATGCCTCCTGCTGCTCTCTCACGGCTCTCATGGCCGCGAGGATTTCGTCGTTCATATCCAGGACTCCAGAATGCACGCGGCGTCGTCCGGGGAAGCGCACAATTTCTCGGAACCACGGGGGACCGCGTTGCGCGCTTCGTGGAGGCTCTCTCCTACGTAGGCGGGAGCCGCGTCAGGAACCGCGCCTTTCTCGTCAATCGTAAAACGACGTACGACGTATTTGTCTGGGTAGTCGGCTGGTCCTTTGTATATCGTCCACAGTGCCAGCAGCTCTTTCCACTCGCTCATACCCAGCCGTCCTTTCGTCGGTTCTTTGCGGACACGCTCGTTAGCGTTGGCACAAAATCTGCGTAGGTAACATGATCTGCTGCTAGGCCCCTCGGCTTCGTGGTCTGCAGTGCGGACGATTCACCCGCCGGGAGTGCGTTCCAGCACCCTGAGCGCAACATTTTCGCGTTCGCGTCCAAGAGCTTCAACCCCGTACCGACTCTGCCACAGAGCGACTGGAGACGAATGCGGTGCAATGGGTCAGTGCTAACTGACTCGCCTGTTGCTAGAACGTACGTGGGCGCGGTTTTTGCGCCCCGTAGGTGCCGTAGTTGTTTTCGTGGAGCTAGCTTCGAGGCCTCGGTGTTTTTATAGCCCATCGTCTCGAACCCTTGTCAATATGCGCATGTGTTATTTTCGGCCGTGCTCTGGATGCCACGTCGCTTTGTTGGCCTAGTTGTAGCCTTCGCGATCGCGGTTCGGGGCCGTCGCGACCTCCTGCGCTGGTCCGGCCTGCGCTGGTCCGGCCTGCGACCGTATGATCCTGACCCCCAGCTTGAGCATGGCCCCACCGAAACTGATCGCTTCGCCGGGGGTCATGTGAATGACCTGCGTCGGGTCCTCTATCCGGAGCTCCACCATACCCTGGTTTTGCCGCAGCTCGACCCGTACTCGCTCCCTCTCGTACTCTGCGCTCATGTGCCCGCCTCTTGCTGCTCCTGCAGCCAGTTCTGGATCGTCTTGAGTCCGAGTGTGATCCCCAATTCGCGTGCGTAGTTCTCGAGCATGTGCGCCGAGAACGAGCCCCCCTCTATGCGGTGGCCTACGAATTTTATCACTCGGCGCTTGCGCTCCCAGCGTGTCCCTTCGCCGAAGAGGGTTTCATTAACCCCCATGACAAACGTCATGTGTCTGCCGGTGACACTGACAAACAGGTAGCACTTGTCGTCTCCCGGCTCGCCCTTCCACAGACGTTTGTCTCGTCTCAGCTCGTCGTAGAGCGTGGCGACGCTTCGGCGGAAGTCCCCTCTGACACATCTGAGTAACCTGAGCTTGCGCATCCCTACCTCGTCTCGTGCGTGGTTTCTCTGACCTCGGTGTACCTCTCATTCCAGATTCTGACCTCCCTGATGCCCTCCTCCCGCATCTGGTATTGCAGCCTCTCGATCAGTTCTCGAATGGGCGTTGACGCCGACCCTGGGATCGGGATCTCCTCGAGCGGCGCGGCGGCCTCTCTGGTCCTCCTGCGCGGTCGTTTCAGGCCGCCGCGCGCTTCGCGGATGCGCCTCGACACCTCGTTCTTGTCGCCCGCCGCGCCGTATCGCTCCTTTGCCGCCGCCACGATCCTCTCGATTGTCCAATCGGTCTCCTCGGCCCATTTCACGACTTGCTGTCGCCGCTGCTCGCGTTCTCGCGGGGTGAGACGACGACGGCGGCGAGACGTCGGTTTCTTTGCCATCCTGTTACTCCTGATTACAGGCCGTACGCGTACCGTACTCCCGGGTGCGGGTCAATGCGGCTGAGTTACTTGTCTGGGGTGTGAGGGCTGCGAGTTACTGGCCGGGGTCCTCCGCGCCATCCTCCTCGTTTTTGGACTCCCTGTACCACGAACACGGGACGACACGGGCGATGCCCTGGTTTTCCAACTCGCGAGCCAACAGATAGGCTGGCAGGTTGCGAGCACAGACCACCCGGCCGGTGTCGAGACAAACCAGCGCATCAGTGTGTGTGATCCAATTGACGTTCACGACGCACGTCCAATCGACCCATTCATAGGTCGTGTCAGTCTGTAGTTGGATCATCGTTTTCATTCTCGCCTCGTTTCGTTTGTTGAGTTAAAACCGAATTTTCTTTGTCAATTAGCCTAAAGCGCTGGACATTACACGCGATTTTCTGCGAGATTCCGAACATGCCCAAAATGGCCACCGAAGACCGCCCGTTTGTCCCGCCCGAGCGCCGGCTCCCCGACGTCTCGTCGATGGGCCGCCGCCGGCGCATCTACGTCGACGGTATCAATGAGCAGGCGCACGCAGCGCTGGCTGCGCGTGGGTACGAGGCCATCGAGCTGATGAGCATGCCGCGCACGACCGAGGCCGACCAGCTCGCGTATCTGCGAGCCAAATTGCAGGCGTTCGAGGAACGGACGGTCCAGGCCAGTGAGGAGGATCGCAAGCGGCTCGAGCTCGAAGCGCGCGCTTGGGGCATGATGGGCTCACGGCAGCGCCGCGTGAACGTCAACGTAGAGGCGACGTCTGAGGACATCGACAAACTGCTCGACTGGGATCCCACCCGCCACACGCTCGCCGGCAACACCACTGCCGTGTTCGCTCAGGCGCCCGAAGTGAAGAAGGAGCCGTCATGACCGACTATTGCCGGCAGCGCATCGGCGTCGAGTACTCGCAGCACAGCGACTACTCGCGGCCGAGCATCAACACGTCGCACGAAATCGAGCTGACGCCAGACGAGGGATTCATTCGACGTATAGAGGTCGTCAACGGCTCGGCGACGTCGCTGGACATTGACGAGTTCGCGACGGCCGAGGCCATGGTCGTCGCCAACCTGCATGCGACCGACTACGTGACCATCGGCTACACGTCGAGCGGAGCCGCCACCGCGTGCTCGTTTCAGCTCGCCGCGGGCGACTGGTGCCGCATCGTCGACGTGGACCCGTCTGTCGCTCCCACGTTCCAATCTGGCGCCGGAACCGTCAAGATCGAGGTCGTCGTCACCGGGAGCTGATGGACCATTCGAGCGTCATGGCGGAGTGCCGGCGGATAGTCGCCGAGGCCGGCTACGACGAGGGCGAGGTCCGCGTCTCGAATTTTCTCGATTACAGCGGCTTTGTCCGCGATATCATTGCAGAATGGCCAGCCGCGAAGCGCAAGCAAAAGAAAACGGTGGCGTTCGTTCGTGCACTGCGCACGATGCGCGACAACCTCGCGCAAATCGTCGAGGCCGACCCGATGACGCTGTACCGCCCAGCGCACGACGTCGCTCTAGAGTTTCATCAGTCGACAGCGCTGGTCAGATATTTTCGCGGCGGTAACAGGATAAGCAAAACGCAGAGCGCGATTGCGGAGGCCTACTACGTCGTAACCGGGTCGCATCCGTATCGCCAAGTCCCGCAGCTCCCGGCTGACATCGCCGTCGTGAGCTACAGCTTTACGAAGTATGCACCGCGGGTATTCGAACCCAAATACATCACCGGAGAAAGCGGCAATCCGTTGTCGCCGGTGTTCCCGGAAGGCGGGAAGTGGTTCAACCATTACGATGCCACGCGCAAAATCATCACAGTGTCGTGTCCCGAGTGCGCCGCTGCGGGTAGGGCCGGTTCGTGTCGCCACGCCAAAAGCACCATTACGCTGTTCTCGGAGAGGCAGGGTCCGGCCGCCATGCCCGGCGCGGCGTACGCGCTGGTCCATTTCGACGAGCAGGTGCCCGCGCAGTTTCTGGGCGAGTGCCTCAAGCGCCTAGAGACCGTGCGCCACAGCGGCCTCGTCATGACCGAGACCCCGCTGGGAGGCAAGGGCTTTTGGAGTCACAAGGTCCTCACGCGCGATGCCAAAGGCGCCAAGCTCGTTCCAGGGACCAAGCAGCGCCTGGTCACGCTCCACACGATAGATCAGTTCTCTGCCGGCTTGGCGGACCACGACAAAATTCGCGCCTCCATGGAGTTGATGTCACCCGCCGAGGTGGAGGCGCGCGTCTACGGTCGGCCAGCGGCCTACTCGGCAACCGGCGTATTTGACCAGCTCGAACTCGCTGCGATGGCCGACGAAGTCTGTGCTCCCACCCGTGGGTTTCTCGTTTTCACCGACGAGCGCGGGCGTGACGTGCGCGAAATCCTCGGCAGTTACCAGGACACTGACCCAAAGCCCTTGTTCATCAGGAACGACGAGGGGCCGCTGCGCGTGTGGGAGCATCCAGAGCCGTCCGCCCAGTACGTGATCGGCGGCGACGTCGCGCAGGGATTGATCAAAGGGGACGCGAGCTGTGCCAGTGTGCTCAGAATGGAGTTCTCCGAGGGGCTGCTCACGTTCACGATGGTCGCTCAGCTCCATGGCTGGATCAACCCGCAGCACTTCGCGGAAGACTGCTTCAAACTCGGGGCTTTGTACAACGGCGCGATACTCGTAATCGAGCGTAATGGTCCCGGCAACGAGACAATCCGATGCTTACGGGACTGGGGTTACTGGAACCTGTTTCGCGACGTCACGGACCAGACCCAAGTCGAGTTTGCGGCAGATGCAGTGTTCGGTGTCGATACGACAATCCGCAGCAAATCGACGATGGTGTCCATCACGCAGCAGCAAATCAAGGACCGCCGCACGGGTTACCGGGCCTTGCACGTCATGTGCGACGACACGCTCGAGGAGCTGGGCACGTTCGGCCAGGAGCTGACGGACAGCGGTCTGACTGTTCGATTCCGGGGAGAGAGCGGCATGCCGGACGACCGAGTCATGTCGCTGGCCGTGGCACTCTACGTCGCGATTGCTTTCTCGCTATATGACTTCAACTTGGCGGCCGAGCGGGCGCGAGAAGAGAGCCAGTCGCAGCTCGACCAACACGACAAGGAGGTGTGGGAGGAGTTCCGCGCCCGCGCCCAGGGGGACGAATGGGGGAACTGATCATTTGCGCGGCCGGCGCGATGCTGCCGAGTCTCATTTTCGGCGTGCTCTTGCTGATGCATGTCCGCGGCGAGCGGGCGACGATGAGCGCTCTGTCAGAGGAGGCCTTCCGCCACATCGCGAGCAAGGACGCCAAGGACGCCAGCGAGGCGCGAGCGTTGCGGGACTACCAGAGCGAGGCGCTCCGGGAGCAACGGATCGAGTTCGAGCGACACGAGGCGGGGCTCAACGCGGGCATGCCGCCAGCGCCCCGAGACGTCGTTCGGGACGAGGCGGGGCGAGAGTACGAAGTGTTTTGAAAGGGGGAGATCATGCCAGCCGGATTCGATTATGGGGCCATGATGGGGCTGTCGGACCTCGGACCCGAGACGGGATACGAGACCGAGGACTACTCGACAGCGCTACTGATGCGCGGCCAGAGCGAGACGCAACATCAGCAGCCCTGGCTTCATCAGGACTACTCTCAGGCGAATCCCTACGAGGAGGGCAGTCACGGCGCTTGGATGCAGTCTGCCATGCCCGCGTTCTCGGAAGGGATGGGAATGCTCGACCAGGCTCCCGCTGATGCGGGGCTCGGCATTCCGCTCGAGGAGGACACTGCGGACGAGATCGAGGGGGATGGCGACCTCTACCTCTCGCCGCACGAGCAGATGCCCGACGAGGACGAGACCGACGCCATGCTGGACGACGAGATCGAACTCATGGAGGACAGCGAAGAGTTTCAGGCCGGCGCGGCGGGTTTCGAGGACGAGGACGAGGCGTACTGATGACCGAGAACACTCAGCAGACGGACCCCACAGGGATCCTGGAGGGGTACTCTCCGCACGACCACTACTCGCCGCCCGAGTCGGAGCGCGACCTCGTCTCTGAGTGCATGCAGCGATTTGACGAGGCCGAGCAAGCTCGGAGCGGCTGGGAGCAGGATGCCGACTTCTACCTGAATTTCTTGCGTGGGAATCAGCTCATTCTGCGATCCGTTTCGACGAACGAGGTTCTACGCGTCGCGTGGAACCACGGCAACACGAAGCGTATGCACGCGGTCGACAACGTCTTGCGGCCCGTGGCTCGCGCGCTGACTGGCAAGCTGACACGCATCATCCCAGGCGTGGAAGTGCTGCCTGCGACGACCGAGCAGGACGATTTACGGTCGAGCGAAATCGCAAACGCGTTCCTCGACTACATCGCCCGCAAGGAGCAACTGCGCAAAAAATTCCTGCGCTCGATGAAGCAGCTCCCTTGGGCGGGGACGTCCATCGTCGAGCTCGGGTGGAACAAGCGCGCGGGCCAGGGCCTCGCCTGGTGCAAGACGTGCCACTGGACCGGCCCGGTCGAGCAGGCGGGGCAGCCGTGCCAGGTGTGCGCCGCCGAGCAGCAAGCGCAGATGCAACAGATGCAGATGCAGCAGCAGATGGCGATGCAGCAGGGCATGGCCCCGCCCGGCGCTCAGCCGCCGCAGCAGCAGGAGGTGCCGACCACGGTCAGGATCAACGAGGGTGATCTCGAGGTCACAGTGCTGGACCCCCGCGATTGCTACCCGGAGCCGGGCCAGCCCGAGATCACCAAGATGCGTTGGTTCGTCACGCGGGAGCCGGTGGCCGTCTCCGACGCGAGGCGGTGCTACCCGCACAAGGCGCGGCACATCCACGCCGAGGACGGCATCTACACCGACCGCATGATCGGATACTACACTCATGGGTTCTCGTGGCACAACGAAACCCAGTTCCTGCAGGACCACGTCTACCTCTACACGTTCCACGAGGCGCCGACGAGCAAGTACGAGCGTGGACGGCTGATCAGGATCATCAATGATATGGTCGTCGAGCAGTCGGAGCACCCGCTGTACTTTCTGGGCCGACTACCGTTCTACGTCCATCGCTTCGAAACGAACGACGGTGAATTTTGGGGAGAATGCCCCATCGCGCACGCCTGGCACACACAGCGCGAGCTCAACAAGCTGCTGACCCAGTGCCGAACGGTGCGGGAGCTCACGTTCAATCCTCAAAAATTGGTGCCCATGCAGTCCCGCATCACTACGGCGGAATGGGATGATCAGCCCGGTCGCCACATCCGATACAACCCGATCGGAGGTAAGCCCGGGTACCTCGAGATACAGCAGTTCCCAGCCTACGTGTACGCCGAGCTCGACCGTCTCGCCAGGAGCATCATGAGCAAATTTGGCGTCACGGACGAAGAGATGGGCTACGGCGGCGGACGAGAGAGCGGGCGCTTCGCCGCGATCCAGGAGGCACAGAGCAGCGAAGCGATAGCGCCGATCATGGTCGACAACAGCACGGAGTGGCTGGAGCTGCACCGTGGCATCCTGCAGACCGGCCAGCACTATTACACGCCAGAGCGTGCGTGGACCGTGACCGGGCGCGACCGTGTGATCTCCCACACGTGGGAGGAAATGAACCTGCGCCCCGGTTGGGATATCGAGCTCGTCGAGGAGGACTCTCTATCGAAAAATCCCGCGTTGCGGCTGCAGGAGGCCCTAGAGCTACTGCAGGCCGGCGTGTTCACGGACCCTCAGACCGGGATTGTCGACATCAAGGGGTTCAAGCGGGCCGCGGGGCTGCGGCTGCCCGGCATCGCGCCGGATATGAACTCGAGCGAGCGGGCCTACGCGGATTCGATTCCGCAGATGATCAAGCAAGGTGGCCAGTTCGTGCCGCGTCCGTGGGACGACTGCGAAATCATCGTCGAGGGCCTGACAGCGTGGCTGCGGGGGCCTGGCCGCAACGAGGACCCGATGCTGGTCGAGATGGTCGGCCGCATCTGGAGCGCCTACGTGGAAATATTGCAGGCGCAGCAGCGGCCCATGGAGGAAACCGTCGCGTTCGCTCCAGGACCGATGGTCGGTCAGCAGCGAGCGCCGCAGCCTGGAGGCGCCCCCGGGGGGGGCGGGGTCATGCAGCAAGGCGGGCAGCCTGGCCCGCAGAGGCCCAATTCCCCGCAGGCGGACGCGGCGCAAATGGTGCAGCGGGCCGACCAATCCGGCGAGCAACTCGCCCGGCGCCAAGCCCGCCACGAGGGCTGACGAATCTTCTTCGAACTTCTAGGGGGTTGCACGAATCCCCTTCGGTGGTGTAGCCTGTCACCGAATCCGATTCGCTCGCATCGTACTGCTGGGATTCCACACCACGATTGACGGCGTTACCGTCGGGGGAACTGATGGACGACGACGACCAGACGACGGGCACGACTGCGGCAGAAATCATAGATGCCGCCGCGGGCGCGGAGTCGACAGAAACGGCACCACAGACTGACGAGGGTACACCTGCGTCTACACCCCAGGACGCGGCGGCTGACACTGAAGGCCATACCCCCGATGAGTTGGCCGAGCTCGAGGCGTTCTTCGCGGACGATGACTCGGCAAAGAAGCCGGACGGAGAGGGCGACGCAGAGCCTCCTGGTTCACGGGCCGAGCGGCGAATCCGCGCGCTGTCACAACGTGCGCGGCAGTATCGCCAACAGATGCAGCAGCAGCAGCAACAGCATCAGCAGCAACTGGCGCAGATGCAGCAGCAGTTCCAGCAGCAACAGACACGGATGTTGCAGGAGCTGCGCCAGTTTGCGCCCCAGCAGCAGGCGGATACCGACCCCGTCACCCAGCTCAAGAGCGAGGTTTTGACGGAGGCCCAGAAGCAAGCGGCTGGTGTGTACGGCCCGGAAATTCAGGCTCTACGGCAAGAGCTTCAGGGCATGCGGCAGCAGCAGCAGCAGCAGCAGACGCTGTCACAGCGGCGCGCCCAAGCGCAGCGGCTCAATCAGCAGATCGATGCGGCGGTCGATCAGGTTCTCGTTCCAGCAATGGGCGGCCAGGTCGATCCGAGGCGTCGCGACATGCTCGCACGCATGGTCCTGATGACCGCTCATACTGAGCGGCTGCCGCCAATGGAGGCGGTCAAATCCGTCCGATCGACACTGAACGGTTACGCGCGAGACTCGCTCCGTCACGGGTACAAAACCCGTGGCCAGAAAATTGAGGCCAGCCAGTCGACGCCTGCACCCGCCCCGCGCGGGCGAGCCGGCGCGACGGGGGACAGCTATCCCCCGTGGTCGCAATTGCAAAAGGCGGGGTACAACTCGTACCACAAATGGGAGCTTGCGGGAAAACCGGCGCTCTCATGAGGTGAGGCATGGCTGGTGTAGGAATCGATGATTATGGCGCGTCGTGGATCAAGTACATGCCTGGGATCCGGCGCACTCTGAACAACACGACCAATGCGAGACAAATCGCAAAGGCCAAAGAGAAGAAGTGGCAGGGCGAAAGCCTCGACTTCTCGGTGCACGTGGCGCGCAACGTCGGCGTCGGCAACATCGAGGACGGCGGCAAGTTGCCTCCAGCAGGCAAGCAGTCCTACGTGTTCGCAAAAATATACCGAAAATTCCTCACAGGTTCAGTGCAGGCGACAGACGGGATTTTGAAAAACGCGGCCACGACCGAGGGCGCGTCGATCTCGGTGACCGAGTCTGAGCTCGACGGCTTGCTCGAGGGGATGAGGAAGTACGAGAATTACTGTTTTACCCGCGACGGCACTGGGATCATGACGACCATCGGCGCTACTGCGTCTGGTGCGACGTTTACGGTGCGTGACGCGCGTGCACTTTGGGACGGTAAGTCTTTCGAAATAAGGGACGCCACCACGCCGACGACCATCCACGACAGCTTCGAGGTCTCCAAGGTGGCCCGGGCGCAGACGGCAGCCGGCGAGGCCACCGTCACGCCATCCGCCACCTTGGCGGCGTCTGGCCAGGCGACGGGTGATTATGTCGTCTGGGGCACGGGTGACGACAGTGCGTACTCGCGGGCGATCACTGGGCTCGACAAGCTGATCGACGATACCGCGACGACGTTTCAAAACGTCAACGTCACGACGTATCCGCGCTACAGCTCTACGGTTCTCGCAAACGGGGCCACTGGGCTGTTTTCGGCCGGCACCGCGCGTGCGATGACGCCTACGCTGTTTCGGCAGGCGCTCATGGGCATCAAGCAGGAGTCCGGCGAGAATGCGCCAAACGGCATGACTTGCTTGACGAATACCTGGCAAAGCACGGTGCTGGAAGAGTTATACGAGGGCGAGGTTCGTCTACGCCCAGATGACACGACCATGGGAATCGTCACGACGACGTTCCAGACCACGGTCGGCAAGGTGAACATCGTGCCGGACCCGGACAGTCCTCACGGGCGGTTCTACTTGATCGCGCCCGAAGAGCTGCTCTTCGCGGTCCAGGCCCCCTTGGATTGGCGGCGGGATGGGCCCGGCGCCCCCATCTTCAAGCGCAACGACCAGAACGCCGTCTACACGGCGACCGCGCTGGAGTGCTGCGAATTGGCGATTCTGCAGCGAAACAAGTGCGGCAAAATCGTGGATATCAACGAGGTGCGGACCTCGGCCTACTAGGCCGGGCATGGCTGGGGGGCGCGGTCGTCGGGGGACAGACCGCGCCCCTTCATCCCCCCGGATGGGAAGGAGGTACAAGGGGATGGGCGTTAGAGCACTAACTCTGAACGGGCTGTCAGACGAGCGGAGCCTGAGCTCTGCTGCGACTGGCGGCATCCCGTTCGTTCTCGAGGTGGCGACAAAGGCGAGCACGACTACCTACCGCGTGTGGGACAAGTCGTGCCCGCGCTCGTGTCGCATCATCGACGTGTACGGCATCATGACTGGCGCCGGCGCCGCTCTCGACACCGTCAAGGTGACGGACGGGACGAATGACATCACGGACACCGTCGATCTCAGTGCGAAGGGGGACACCGACCGGTTCAGCGTCGGAGAGCTCGACGACGACTACACCGACCTGAATGCGGGGGCGTCTCTGCGAGTGGTTACCGTCAGTGACGCCTTGGTACGTCTCTACATCGTCGGTGTCTGGACCGACTGAGGGCAGAGCATGGCAAGCATCAACAAGAACGGCTACATCGACTGTATGAACCATGCGCCGGTCATGGTGCTCGGTTCGGGTGGCGCGGCCGCTGGGGCGGACACGACAGTGAGCCACATCCAACTCGGTCGTTACGTCCTCGAGAAGTACCACAACGGCGCGCTCGACGACGACGACTCGATTGCTGACGCGCGAGCGATTGTGGCGAACGTCGGGAACGGCCTTCAAGTCTCGATCGATTCCGACGATGATTTCGGGTGCGAATTCGGCTTCGGGATTCTCGCGGACGCGAATCGGTTCGGGGCGTTCAAGATCGGGACGGACCCCGCGTTCTTCTTCGAGGCCAAGATTGGGCTCGATGACGTGTCCAACTATCAGGTGTGCGCCGTGGGGTTCCGCAAGGCGGCCGCGTACGTGACCATCGACGACGAGCCAACTGATCTCGGCAGTGCGGTGCAGTACACCGATTTCTCGTACGTCAACGGCAATGCGGGCGCCATCGAAACGGTCATGGCGGTCAACCAAACGGGAGGCGGCACGGGCACCGCCACTGCCGTCGACTCCACCGAAAACTGGGCAGATTTGGCCAGCAAGACGCTGCGGGTCAACGTCTCGGCCACTGGCGTGTGTTCGTGGCTGGTCGACGGCGCCGCCCTCACAACCGTCAGCGCGGTGACGACATTCGACACCGACGACATCGTTATCCCGTCGCTGCTCTTCGTGAAGGCTGAAGCGGGCGCAGTCGGGGACAACGCCGTCATCGAGCACATCAAGATCGGCCTGCAGTAGGCCCACCTTTGGGACCCGAAAGGGGTAGTAAATGGCAACGACTGTAGGAACCGCGAGGGAAGTACACAACTGGCCCTATCTCGTGACTGAGCTGAATCTCACGACGATCGAGCCCAGTGAGACCGTCGACGCCGCTCATGGCGGCCCGGCCGGCGTCAAGCCGGAGTTCATCCAATATTCCACGACGGTGGAGGCGACCAGCGGCGACCCCGTCGTAGACGTGGAGCACATTCGCGCGAGCGACAACACGACCAACGACACCTCTAGGATTCGCGTCAAGGCCGAGTCCGGCGCTGACCTGACCGGCGCGACCGTGCGCGTCCTGTTTTTTTTCACGGCTCAGCGCTCAGGCGGCATCGGGGCCTAGGGGGATTCGTGCACCCTCCGCAATGGGTATGTGAAGCGATCGAGCGCCTCTCTCCGTGGGCACGACTAGGTTGGCACGGGGAGAGGCGCCAGTTCGCTATCATCGACCTCTATCCTCAGAGGCTCGCTTCGCAGACGTACCGCGAGCGCTGGGGCGACAACGGGCCGGTCTTTGGCACGGACTACGACCGGCTCGCCCGCGTCCCCATATGGATTGACGAGGTCTCACCGGGCGAGGTATTCTCCGGCCGCGTCATAAGGCGAGTCGCCCGGTACAAAACGTCCCTGCGAGACCGAGCCCGACGAGCATGGTCTAAGAGGCAAGCCGGGCGCCGCCACCACCTCAGAGAGTCTGCGGGCGAGCAAGGCCAATACCTGCGATGGCGCGCGAACAAGTCGCCGCACTCCGGCACCACGATCGCCGACAAGCACATCACGAAGTCTGAAAAAGCCATCGCTGCGGGCGACTACGAACTCAAGACCGGCTCGGAGAAGATGCCACCGTTGAACCCGATGGGGTTTACCTGATGGCCAAGCGCTGGAACCTCGAGGAGCTGATCGAAGAGGTCAAGTTCCTGTATAATTTCAACCAGTCGCAAGTCGACCAGGACATGCGCGGTCCCTCCACCGACGCGGACAAGCATTTTCGTGAGGCCGTCAATGAGGCCTACGTGGACGAGGTGGAGGAGGCCGCCCAGATGGGCGACGTGAGTTACTTTCTCACGCTCAAGACACTGAACTGGCCCGGCAGCTCCCCGACGCTCGACGTCGGCGACGAACTCGCAGACGCGACGCTCTACCGGGTCGAGACGCGCGACGCGACAGCGGCCGCCACAGGGGCCTGGACACAGCTCTGGGTCTCGAACTGGCGAGAGAGCGGCAATCACCACTGGCTCGACCGGCGCACGCTCCAGTGGGGTCTCACGGGGCCAGGCAGCGACAAGAGCGTTCGATTCACCTACGTTGCCGAGCCCGCGCAGATGTTCGATGACATGGACGAGCCGACGCTGGTCCCGCGGCGATTCCGTCATCTGCTGGCGTACGCGGCATGTTTGAAGCTGCGCTTTGTCGCCGACGACCAGATAATCGATGCGCTTCGAAAACGCCGTGACGAGCTAAGAGAGCGATTCTGGAAGGCAATTTGCCAAGGTCGCCCGGCACAGACGGGCTACCCCGGGACGACAACCGCGATGTCCGGCATCTACGGCAGTACACCGAGGAACCTATGACAGAGCACCACGAATACGCCACGCTCGAGAATATCTCCGACATCCGTCAATGGATCACGTACGGAGATGACGAGGACAGCGCGGTCACGTACGAACTGCCCCCGTACGCGGTGCTCGACTTCCCGCATGAGGTGGCGCGCGAGTTTCTGATTCGCCGCCCGAAGTGCGTGCGCGTCTACGAGCCGGTCCAGTTTCCGGAGCCCAAGGACGGCGAGTCTCTCGTGTACGTCGCGAACATGACGGGCAGCCCGTTTTGGCCCGAGACGACGCAGATCACGCTGGTGCAGCGAGGCGGAAAAATGGTGGACGAGGTGATTCCTCATCCGCTGCGTCAGCCGCACGTCATCACCTACACGATGCAGGGGGATCAAATCATTCAGCCCTGCAAAAACGATCCGTCCAGCAAAGAGTCCTTGAACATGCCGAGCCGTGCGGTCTCTCTTCCGCCGTTCAGGCGCTTCCGGCTCGGGATGACGCTGGCCGACTGGCTGTTGCGGCGTGACGCGGCTCAGCTCCCAGGGCTGACCGGGGCTCTCGCGGTCGTCGCCGAGCCCCGCAACTACGAGGCCCAGCCCGACTGGAGGCTCTACGAGCTGCAGGCGTACGGCCTGCGTGTGGACATGGACACGTTCTCGAAGCACCACCCCGTGTTCGGGCCGATGATGGCGCGCCACGAGGAGGACTACGAGGACCTCGACGAGCTCAGGGACGTGCGTGAGAAGCTGTGGCAGGCAATTTGGTTCAGGTGTCTCGATGAGCGGTACGGCAACCCGAGCAAGCTAGAGCATCGGCAGATGATCAACACGGCCATGCGCGCCCGCAACCTCGACCCGAAGAAGTACAAAGAGCTGCTCGAACAGAAGCGGCCGAAAAAGGGCGGGGTGGGCGCCAAACTCGAAGGGAGCGGGAAGGCGCGGGCCTGACCGATGAATGCCTCGGCGCAACTACACTAGGGTACGGAGCACACTCCACAAGGGCATCAACCAACAGCCCGAACTCGTCGTTCCCGGTGAAGTCGCCGACGCCCGGAACATGTGGGTCCGCAAGGGCCGGCTGCAGACGCGGCCGGGGTACGAGGGCGCGCTCGTCCTCGAAGGCGGCGATCTCACCACTGTGCTGTCAAACCCGGTCTGGGTGTCAGAAATAGGCGGCGTTCTCACGAATTACCCGGCCGGTTTCGGATCAACCGTTTTCTCTGTCGGTGACCGTATGTATTTTGGATTCACCGACGACCCGGCAAACCTTCTGTGCCTGTATAGGATCGCGTTCGAGCTCGGCGGGCTGAAGCCTCATAGTCTCTGTGAATACTACGACGGCACAAACTGGAAGCACCTTCGGCATGTTTACGGCGGCGCCAATTACAGCGGTACAGACTACCCGATCCTAAGCGTCGGTGTTTTTGAAAGCTTGACAGGCTATTCTCCGCTGGTGAATCCCGGAAGCAGTCTCGTCGTCAACCTCGTAGCGCCGGCCGACTGGGCTCTGGCGGAGTTCAACTCTAACACCCGGTATTGGCTGCGTTGGACCGTGCTCGGCGCGTCGGCGACACTGATATCTAGCGCGCCGCGCGCTTCCATCGTTTCCGGCAGCAATCCGTTGAGCTGGGCGTTTGCGGTCCGTCGCGCGCTGGCGTCGGCAATGCTGTGTGGCGTATCCGATGGGGTCGACGTCACGATCCGAAAATTGTCCAGCCCGAGCAACCCAGGCTTTGGGTGGGTCGAGACCGACGTCCTCGCCAGGCGGCCAGATATTGACGCGGCGCCGTCCTACGCGTTCGTGCAGGAAACCGAGACGCTCTATGTTGCACTGGGCGGTGTCGTCGTCGCCGTGCCGTTGGAAATCGAAACCAACCAACAAGAGTTCGATGCGCGCGTAGAGGACGACGAGACGCTAGTCGGCGAGCGCGCCGCATACTCGCGCGACTACATTGCCCAATTGAGCGCGTATCCGGAAGCAGACCGTTTGTTGTGGGCTCGAACCCGAATGTGGACAGCAGAGGGAACCCGGCTGCGTTGGAGTGGGCCGTATCCGTACCACAACGTTTTCCCTACCTTCAACACGGCCACAGTTGGCGAAGACGACATGAGCGAAATCACTGCGCTCGCGTCTCTTGGCGAGCACGTGGTGGTATTCAAGCGTGACTCGATCTACCTCGCGGTAGCGGCAGGACAGACAGAATTCAGCACGCAGCGCTACGCGATCGTGCGTGTCGTTTCTGGCGTTGGCTGTGTCAGCGAGAACAGCATCCAGAAGATACGCGGCCGGCTCGTGTTCCTCGGCAACGACGGCGTCTATGTTTTTGATGGCACGCCGAACATACGCAAGGCTACGCTCGGCCAAGCGAGGGGCGACTATGCTCCACCCGACCGCCTTTGTCGCTATGTGAACAGCCTCAATTGGGGCAACGCGCACCGCGCCGTGTCGGCACACATGCGCCGCTGGAATTGCTACGTGCTGGCTGTTCCGTACGGCGAGAGCAAAGTCAACAACGAGCTCCTCGTGTGGGACTACGACCAAAACGCCTGGTGGATTTGGGACGCGATCGAGGCGGAACACCTGATCGAGGGTGAGGTCTTCGGGCAGGCGGAAACGCTATACTTCGTCAACGACAGGTCGCAGCTATTCGCCTTGGGGCATGGCAAATACGACCACCACCAAACCATCAGTTCATATGTGACGACGCGAGAGATCGCACTCAAGGGGCACACGCGGCTGAGACTCAGGGAGGTGGAGCTTCTCTCAGACGCCGAGAGTAACACTGTAAACATAGAAATTAGGCGCCACGAGGACGAGGTCAACACAGCAGCCGGCGACGTCGATATGACCGACGCAACCGAACCGTCATGGAGCGATCCCCCGGTGGACGGCGTAACCGAGTGGGCCTCCGGCGGGCGTCGCTACGGACATCTCCATTTTCGCGTCGACGGGGACCAGTTCAACGTGAAGCTCTCTCAGTCGGTCGCCGGTCAGCGATTCAAGATATCGTCGATGGACGTCAACCTGCTGCCTTTCCCGGAGCGTAGATGATGACTGATCTACCATACGGACGCGGTGCGCGGGCAGGCACTGACAACTATGTCGGTCAGACAGAATCGTACGCGTTGCGTGAGCGCGCCCTCACGCCGTCTGTGGGCAACGTGGTCTCTACCGCGCGCATGCTCGCGCATTCGATCCCAGGGGTGAGCTCGAACGTCGCGGCGAATTATATCTTTTTCGCGCCTCTCCAGGTCGAGCCTCACAACGTCGTGGTTTCCGAGGCCCGCGTCAATGTCAGTCTCGGCCAGCCGAGCGCCAGCTTCGAGATGGCGCTTTACGTGTTGTCCGCCGACTCCGTTTCTGTGCTGCGCAAAATCGATCCTAGCTATGTGAAGTTCGACGCGACCGTGACGGGACGCAAAGCGTTGGCCCTACCGTCCTCTGTTACGCTCGCGGCGGATCGCTTGCACTTCATCGCGATGCTTCAGATCAACAATTCTAGCGTTGGGTGCGTAAACCTGTTCAACGCGAGCACAACGCTCTTTCGGTTTCGCTATTTGTTCGCGACGACATTCCCTGACACGGTTGACCTCTCGGCTCTACCTCTGTCCTCACTCCAGCAAATGCCTTTTGTCGCCTACCTCTCGCCGGGCCTCACCGAGGTGCTGTAATGTCGATATCGATACCCTACCCGACCTTGAGTGACCCGCCCGTGAAGAAGGAAATCGAGGACAATTTTGCGGCGCTGGTGCAGAAATTCGGGGCGTTCGACACTAGCGACATGAATGCGTCCGCAGCCATTACCAGCGGACAACTGGCTGAGCCGTACCAAGATGCAATGTTGCACCTGGCTTGCCGCGCCGAAAGCCTCGCTGGTGGGTGGCCGGGAGCCAACACCGTCGTGGATGCGGTGGTCGTGCCTGGGATTAACGACCTAGTGACCACTGATCCCGAGTGGAAGGTCGTGCAAGTGAGCTGGGCATGTGACGACGTCGGGGCCGGTACGGGTGTCTTTGCTCTGCAGTGGGGGCACTACGACACGGGCGCCTTCACGAACGTTGCGACCATCACCGGTGGAGGGACCATTGTCGCAACTGGCGGCGCTGACGCGGCGTGGGCGGCGGGCACGAGAAACGTTGCCTACGCATCAGGCGAGACTCTCGCCTTCGGCACGACGCCGCGATGCATCGCCTTGGTTGGCACGACGGCTGACGCGACGTGTCTCTCTGCTGCTGGCTCGTTTTTTCGGTGCGCTGTCGTTCTGCGCCGGGCGCTGCGGAGCACGTGAATGGACCTCACGTACAACGAGCTCTCCGACACGATCGAGCTTGCCGAGCTCGACCAGAATTTCAGCGACGTCGTCACGGCGCTAGGAGACCTCTACGGCAGCGATTTCGCCCGCAAGGCTGGGCTGGACAAGCTGCAGCTCGCGAACCGATACCAAGACACCTTTTATGTGCTCGGCGTCCGGGCGGAAAATCTCGCTGGGGGTTGGCCCGCTGTTGGCACCGTGGTGGATGCGCAGCCGTTCTTGATTGCCCGCGAAACCATTGCGGCCGTTTGCCAGATTTCGGTGGCAATCACCGACATAGGGACGCCAGCGGGAGCGTTCAAGGTGGGCATCCGAGACCCCCTTTCTTCGACCGTGACCTACCTCACCGGAAACATCAACTTGGGGGCCGGTGCCGCAAACACTGGAGACACGTTCGATGTGCAGGCGCCACCCCTAGAGTTTGACAACTATTGGGATATCGGTGGCCAGCAGCAAATGAAGCGTCAGCGCTATGACGTCGTCGGGGAGATATTCCTCGAATCGACATTTCCCGATGCGGCTGCTTTGAGCGCGGCCGGGTCTTTCGCCAACGTCACCGTGATGGTTCGCCGCTATCTGAGGAGCTCGTAATGTCTCTATCGCGCGTCAGGAGAGTGCTCAGACATGGTCATCTCGGGCCGACAAACAGCTACGACCCTCTGACGTCCTCGGGGCGAACTACTTTTGGGTTTTCAGCACCCGCACCAGCGCCTGGCGGGCAGCCGGACGCGTCGGAGCCCAGCGATCCCGTCGCTGCCGGTGCAAACGCCGATCAATGGACGTCGCCGTTTAGTGGCGCCCAAGTTTTGGCGGACGCTCTAGGTACGGCCAACGCAGTGGATAACGCGTCGGAGCCCAGCGATCCCGTCGCTGCCGGTGCAAACGCCGATCAATGGACGTCGCCGTTTAGTGGCGCCCAAGTTTTGGCGGACGCTCTAGGTACGGCCAGCGCAGTGGATAACGCGTCGGAGCCCAGCGATCCCGTCGCTGCCGGTGCAAGCGCCGATCAATGGACGTCGCCGTTTAGTGGCGCCCAAGTTTTGGCGGACGCTCTAGGTACGGCCAGCGCAGTGGATAACGCGTCGGAGCCCAGCGATCCCGTCGCTGCCGGTGCAAGCGCCGA